TGGGTCTGGTTCATGGCATCATCCTGACGGCGATGCTGATCCAGGAGAGTACTGAGAAGAGGAAAAATGGACAAAACTCCTATTCCTAAAAGACTTTATTCTGTCAGAGATTCTTCCGGATACCTTTTGTTTATATTGCTAAACCCTCTGTGAGGAAAGTATGTTTTAATGTCACCACATCGTTCGCAACCGATGTGCCATATTCCCGGATGTCCTAATAAAGCCGATAATACCAGTCTTTGTTCAAATCATCAGAAACAAAGGAATAAAGATATTGATAATCATAGAGATTCCAAGACAAGGGAACTTTATGATTACAGGTGGCAAAGGAATAGAAAGATGTTCCTCAATGCCAATCCTCTTTGTGCTGAGTGCTTTAAAGATGGAGAGATTAGAAAAGCAGAAGTAGTTGATCACATCATCTCTCATCATGGTGATCAAGACCTGTTCAATGATATGGATAATTGGCAATCATTATGTAAACATCATCATGATTCCAAGACGATGAAGGAGATGAACGAAAGGAAAACAGGAGGGTAGGGGGTGTCAAATCTCTGGAGGCCCTCCCTCTATACCATGGCTTGGAGAGGCCAGAAATTTTCGCAGTTGAAAATTTTTCTGGATTGAAAATTTTATGAACGCACCTAAACCAACAGCACTTAAACTTATCCAGGGGAATCCTGGTAAGCGTCCGTTAAACGAGAATGAGCCTAAACCTGAAAAAATTATTCCCCGATGTCCTTCTCATCTCAATAAGTTGGCGAAGAAACATTGGAAAGAAGTTTCTAAATATTTATTCAAGAATGGTTTATTGACAGAAATGGATGGTGACGCATTAGCAATATATTGCCAGCAATGGGCAGATTGGATTCAAATTGAAGACCATCTTAAACCGGAAAAGAAAGAAGATGGAACAATCGAATTTAAAGACATGCAAATCAAGATGACCATGGATACCGATGGTAAAGTTTATTACGAGGGAAGGTCAAATCCGAGAATTAAGCATAAGTATGAACTTATGAAAATGATGAAAGGATACCTTGCGGAATTTGGTATGACTCCATCATCACGTTCAAGAATCGGAATACAGCCGATCGGTGGAAAGGAAGGAATTAAAAAATTTCTGACGTAAGTGGACAAAATTGGAAGACAGAAGTCAAAACATGCCATTGGTTTTATAAGCAATCTGACACATGTCGAGGGGAGGCAATTTGCTGGGAAACCATTTCACCTTTTCATGTGGCAGAAAAGGATCATTCATAAGTTATTTGGGACCCTTAAACCAGATGGATACAGGCAATATAGAACATGTTATTTAGAGATTCCCAAAAAAAATGGGAAATCAGAATTAGGTGCGGCAGTTGCCCTTTTATTACTTTGTGGAGATCATGAACTTGGGGCGGAGGTTTATTCGGTTGCAAGCGATATTGACCAGGCTGGGATTATTTTTAGAAAAGCTGCCCAGATGGTAAGAAATTCAAAAGAATTAAGTGAGAGGTTGAATATCCTCGACTCACAAAAAAGAATCATAGATTATCAAACCAATAGTTTTTACAGGGTTTTATCTTCCGATGTGGAGACTAAACATGGATATAATCCACACGGTGTAATCTTTGATGAACTTCATACGCAACCAAATAGGAAATTATGGGATGTCTTAACCGTAGGGACAGATGCGGCCAGGAAGCAACAAATTGTTTTTGTTATGACAACGGCTGGTTTTGATAGGAATTCCATCTGTAAAGAAGTGCATGATCATGCAATGAATGTAAAAAAAGGAGCCTTTGAAGATCCCAAATTCCTTCCTATTTTTTATGGCACTCCGGATGATGCGGATTGGGAAGATGAAAATGAATGGATAAAAGCAAATCCTTCAATTGGGAAAATTTTTGATATTGAAAATTTAAGAGAAGGATATAAAGATGCCAAACAAATTCCAGCAAGGGAAAATGAATTTAGAAGATTGAGATTGGATCAATGGACTCAACAATCTGTCCGTCTCATCCCAATGGATAAATGGGATGCCAATAATCAACAATTCTTATTTGAAGAAATGCGAGGCCGATCTTGTTTTGCTGGCCTCGATCTTGCCTCCTCGATTGACATTGCGGCCTTCGTTGTTGTTTTCCCAGATGAGGAAGGCTATCTCAATGTCCAACCCTACTTTTTTGTTCCTGAAGAGAATATCAAGAGAAGATCCGAGAAGGATAGAATTCCTTATGACCTCTGGGCAAAACAGGGATTCATTATTTCAACTCCTGGCAATGTGATTGATTATGCATTTATTGAGGAGAAAATTAAGGAAATAGCCGAAACTCATGATCTCAAGGGTGTGGTTTATGACCGATGGGGAGCTGTCCAGATTTCTCAGAGGCTTCAGGATATAGGCATCAATGTAATTCCTTTGGGTCAAGGGTTTGCATCCATGTCTGCACCCACTAAGGAATTTTTGACCTTGATTCTGAAAGGCAAAATTCGCCACAACGGAAATCCTGTTCTCTGGTGGATGGCTTCAAATATCGCTGGGAAAGGTGATCCAGCCGGAAATATCAAACCAGATCGAGAGAAATCTGGGGATAAGATAGACGGAATGGTTGCCCTCATTATGGCTATTGATCAAATTATTCGGAGTGGCATGGCAAAGAGCGTCTATGATGAGCGAGGTCCCCTTTATCTTGAACTTCCAGAGGTAGAGGAGCAAAAAGAAGAGGTAAAAGAATCCGTGTCTGAAGAGAATCCAGAACAACCACTCATTCATTATTGCCCGAGATGTAACTGGATCATAACGAGCAATATTTGTGAGCATTGTGGGAGGATAGGAACGGCATGAAAAACCCATTGGTTACCTTGGGTCGGTATCTTAAACGGTCACTTCAGGACAATTACGGACCTGAAGCCGATTACTGGTATTACCCTGTTTTCAAAGATACTCAGGCAGGGGTTCCTGTTGAGGAAACAAATGCCCTGACCTGTTCCGATGTCTTTAAATGTGTGAGGGTCATCTCCGAGACTGCCTCGTCAATCCCCCTTATCCTCTATCGCTGGCTTGATGGGGGTGGAAAGGAGAGGGCTGAAGATCATTACCTCTCCAACATCCTGAAGATCGAACCCAATCCATTGATGACTTCGATGCAATATCGGGAGGTTATTTTTAACCATCTTCTAACATGGGGAAACCACTATTCTCAGATTATTCATAATGGTTTTGGGCGGGTTGATTCTCTTTGGCCTCTTCGACCCGACAGGATGGAGGTCAAACAAGATCCTGGCACGGCATATGGTCTTATTTACCGATACCGCCCAAGTATGGGTGGAACGATTGATATTCCCATGGATGAAGTTCTTCATTTCGCAGGTCTTGGTTTCAATGGCATCATTGGATATTCACCGATTGCCCTTCACAGGGAATCAATAGCCCTCTCCATGGCGGCTGCAGAGTTTGCCTCTCGCTTCTTTGGTAATGATGCAACCCCAGGTGGAATTCTTGAACATCCAGGAAAGTTGGGTCCTGTAGCCCATGAGAATCTTAAAAAAGCACTCATAGCAGAACATTCGGGGGGAAAGAATAGATGGAAACCCATGATCCTTGAAGAAGGGATGAAATGGAATACCATCACAGTCCCGATGAAGGATGCCCAATTCATTGACATTCGAAAATATCAACGGACCGATATCTGTGGAATCTACCGTGTCCCACCCCATCTGATTGGAGACCTTGATCGTGCAACCTTCACGAATATTGAACACGAGTCGATGAGTTTCGTGACAAATACGATCCGTCCGTGGTGTGTGAGATTCGAACAGACATTGAATAAGAAACTACTTGGCCCCATTGAGAAGAACAGATATTTCTTTGAACATCTTCTTGAAGGTCTCATGAGAGGAGATGTTGAGACCAGATATAAAGCCTATGCCATAGGGAGGAACTGGGGTTGGCTTTGCGCCGACGATATCCGTGAGATCGAGAATATGAACCCACTTCCCAAGGGACAGGGAAAGATTTACTTAGTTCCGCTGAATATGATACCCGCCGATCAAGTTGGTCAGGCTCCAGCCAAACCGATTCCGGCAAAAGACCAGGGAGTCATCGATGTCCAACCCGTCGACCAGAAATTACTCCCACAGAAAAAGAGCGACGAGCAGGAAGCCTTCGAGATAAGAAATCGCCTAATGCTCTCTTTCAGGAGACTTTTTGAGGACGGGACAGCTCGTATTGTGCGTCGTGAAGTGATTGGTATAAAAAAGGCTCTGAATCGTCCAGATTATGACAGCTTTTATCGGGATATAGATGACTTTTATAAAGAATTGCCTCTCTTTATCATGAATACAATGAGTCCAATTGTTTCAAGTTTTAATGAATTGTCGAATGAGAGTGATGGTGCTGAGATTCTGAACCGTTTCATCATTGACCATATCAAGGAATCTCGGTCAGACATTCAGACGTGGGAAGGGTCACTGATCCAGAAAGAAAGATTTGAGAAGAATGACAAGGCTATTGAAACCAAATTGAATGGATGGGTAGGTGAACGACCGGTAAAAGAAGTAGAAGGTTTCTATAGATACAACAACGGAATATTAAACTCGGATAAAGTTAGATATACAGAAGCATCAACATGACATATGAAGAAGCGGTCAAGAAAGCATGGGTTGAGGCTGGCGATGAATATGCCTACCTTACTGATGAACGTTTTCTTGAGTATTTACTTAAAGGGATAGATTTCCCAGAATAAGATAGGGTTTAGATAATCTCCTCTGCAGGGAGATTCCCAATATATAGAAAAGGCCATTCCATGATCATGGTGGGATGGCCTTTTTCTTTTTGGGAAAGGAGAAAACAAAATGCCATTACCAACACCTGGCAAAGACGAAAAGCAAGACGATTTTATTGGACGATGTATGTCCAAAATAAAAGATGAATTTCCGGACAACAAACAACGGTTAGCCGTTTGCTTCAAACAGTGGAAAGAAAAAGAGAAAAAATCAGATGATTCCGATCTCGAACATCGGGGAGTGATTGGGTATGCAGACCATGGAAAGGCGGATGAGGGTGAGGCTTGGGATGCGGGTGGTGAAACGAAAGGTGCAACTGTCCAAGACCTCAAGATCATGTGCGCTTGGTATGACAATGCAAACCCGGATGTCAAGAGTTCATATAAATTGCCGCATCACAAGGGGAGTGGTGGTCATCCTGCCGTTTGGCGAGGGGTTGCAGCGGCGATGGGTGCACTCATGGGTTCAAGGGGAGGCGTTGATATTCCCGAATCAGATAAGCAAGGGGTTCATGGACATCTGGCAAGTCATTACAAACAATTTGACAAAGAACCTCCAGAATTTAAATCCTTCGTCGATTTCGAATCCCGCCAACCTGAATACCATTATGAAAGACGGTGGTTTCCAGAAGGTGAACTTCGGGCAATAGACGGCAGTATCCCTAAGATCGAGGGTTATGCCGCAATTTTCGATTCCCTTTCGGAGGAGATGTTCGGCTTCCGTGAAAAGATTGCAAAAGGTGCCTTTGCCGATTCGATAAGGAAAGATGACATCCGTATGCTCTGGAATCACGACCCGAATTTTGTATTGGGTCGAACAAAAGCGAGGACATTGGAATTGAGTGAAGATTCAAAAGGTCTTTTTTATAGGGGGATACCACCCAATACGCAATGGGCACGTGACCTCATGGAATCGATCAAACGTGGAGATGTGAACCAATCAAGTTTTGGGTTCATCATACAGAAGGAAAGTTGGGATAAAAACGCAAAACCATGTGTGAGGACACTCGACGAAGTTCAGTTGTTCGATGTCTCACCCGTCACCTATCCCGCTTACAAGAATACAGAAGTTTATGTTCGTTCGGGACTGAATCAATTTTGGTTCCCAGGCAGTTCTATATATAGTGCGGGCGAATCCGACCCGACAGTCTTTATTCTTCCGCAAAGGCAGGAAGATTTAACCCAGGTTGACAGAGACGATGCTAATGGGCAGTTCGTCACTCCAGACCCTTCTAAGGCTCTTGTCGATCCTGACCGTTGGGAAAAGATCAGGGCCATAAAAGAAAAAGGAGAAAAGAAATGACTCTTCAAGAATTAAGATCGCTTATCGATCAAAAATATACCGAACTCGAATCAATGAAAAAGAAGATTGAGTCGGAGAAACGTTCAGCAAATGACGATGAAAAAGTCCTCTCCAATAAACTCATGGATGAGATTGAGTGCATCGATGCCGAGGTAACAAGCATTGAGACACAGGACAGAGTCGATGCCATGATTCAGAAAAGAAGACAACCGGTCAATAGACCGATTATCGATGATCTCACAAGAGCAGATCAACAGAAGAAAGAGTTCAGGTCTTTTGGAGAGCAACTTCAAGCAGTTGTTTCCGCTGGTACAGGTGGAAGAATCGATTCAAGACTTGTCCGGGCGGCAACAGGTATGGACGAGACTATCCCGTCAGATGGTGGATTTCTTGTTCAGACCGAATATGCAGCCGATCTTCTTGGGCGTGCCTATGAGTTGGCAATCATAGCGCCGAAATGCCGAAAGATTCCCATTAGTGGACCAGCCAACTCGATCAAGATCAATGCAATCGCTGAGACAAGCCGTGTGACTGGATCTCGTTGGGGTGGTATTCAGGCTTACTGGTCAGCAGAAGCTGGCACCAAGACTCCATCTGCTCCGAAATTTCGCCAGATGGAATTGAGTCTCAAGAAACTTGTTGGGCTTTGCTATAGCACGGATGAACTCCTTGCTGATGCATCTGCCCTTCAATCTGTTATTACCCAGGCATTCTCGGATGAATTCGCCTTCATGATGGACGATGCCGTTATCAATGGGACAGGTGTGGGTCAACCTCTCGGTATCATGAAATCAAATGCCCTTGTTGTTGTAAATCGTGCGGGTGCGGGTGTAATTGCCAACACCGATATTGGTAATATGTGGGCAAGACAGTGGGTTCGGGGAATGACAAAATCCTTTTGGTTCTGCAACCAAGATGTTCTTCCCGCTTTCTTCGCTATGTCAATGACGGTTGGAACAGGTGGTATGCCTGTATATCTGCCTCCTGGTGGATTGAGCCAGACACCATATTCTACCCTCATGGGTCGTCCCCTTATCCCAATCGAACAATGCCAAACTTACGGTACAAAAGGCGACCTTATTTTAGCAGACTTCGGGGAATATATTCTTGTCGATAAAGGCGGAATGACAAGTGCGAGTTCAATCCATGTCCGTTTTGTGAACGATGAGACTGCATTCAGATTCGTCTATCGCGTGGATGGGCAACCAGCATGGAACGCCGTTTTGACTCCTTACAAAGGAAGCAATACCGTCAGCCCATGGGTGGTACTGAGTTAAACAATTTGACGGGGCGGTTCAGTTCCGCCCCTGTTTTCTAAATCACAATAAGGAGGAAATATCATGGCTCTAATTTCACAGAAAGAAAAAATAGACATAGGTTTGGTCGGAAGATTGGTATCCGCCACCACGGCGATTACACCTGCCTACGACATGGGAACCTATGAGAAAGCCTTGTTTCTCGTCCAGATGGGAACAACGGCTCTCACACTCGGTTCTACATCTTTCAACCTTTTAATGAGACCACTTCAATTCGTGAACTCGACAGATGCCTTGGCATTGGGAGTTCCGATTGCGGCATCATCTCAGGCTCAACTTCAACTCGGAGCCTCAAGTTTTGACACTCTCACGGGAGCATCGATTATCACCTGCGTTCAGGGATCATCTCCGAGAGCTGGTGAAAGTTTTGTCCTCAATGGTCTCACCTTCACCTATTCTGCGGCAGTTGCAGCATCCACGACCGACGCTTTCACATCGGCTCGACTCATGTCGGCATCATCAAACCTTGCTGGGAATCTTACAAGATTTGCGGCAATCGTTAATGATCCAACTTATGGATGCACAGGTTTACTTGCTACGGCTACTGCAACACAGGTCACACTGATAGCAGTTCCACCTGGAGATAAATCTATCACCCTTGCTATTAATGTTACGGCTGGGGGTTCATCTGGTTCTATGAGGGCATATCCTACCCAGATGCAGGGTTATATCGAATTGGATACCAGAAATGTCTCAGTTTCCAGTTCATATCGATATGTGGGTCTGGAAATTCAGCCTGCAAGTTCTTTCGATATCAATGTGGTGGTTCTCAGGGGAGAAGGACGTTATTTCCCTGGTCCATCAACAGGGATTCCCGGTCAGGCAGTTGGAAGTTACATTCAAAACATTTAAGTTTCGAGAGGGTGGGGCTTCGGCCTCACCCTATATTTGATATGAGCAAATTAGTAATCAAGATCAATGAGGATGATGAGGATAAGAGGCCAAGTTCTCTACCCAGAGAGAATTTGGATATAAAGATTGTCCAATGGTCTGGACCTTCTTCGGAGAAATACGAATGAAAAAAAAGAGAAAGTGCAATCATATTTGGAAGAACAAACATGTTCCTTGGTATGCCCCATGGAGAGAAGATATCGTTTGTTCCAAATGTGGGGCAACGGCATGGAAGAGATTATAAATGGAAATTACGATTAGAAGACTTTCAAGATCAGATGTCACACAGAATTATGTTGATTGGTTGAATGATCCCGAAATCAATAAGTATCTCGAAACGAAGATCGTCCCCCAATCAATAGATGACTGTGAAGAATATATAGATAGGATGAGGAAAGACCCGAATCAATTTCATTTTGGAATTTTCCATGAAGGAGTTATGGGGAGTTATAATTCCAAAATTATTAGTCACATTGGCAACTGCAAACTCGGTCCCGTGAACTGGGTTCACCGAAATGCTGATGTAAGTATCTTCATTGGTGACCATGGAGTATGGGGACAGGGTGCCGGGTATCAGGCTATTATGCTTTTGCTTGACTTTGGGTTTAATATTTTAAACCTTCATAGGGTGAATGCCCATGTTTACCAGGGCAATGAGAGAAGCGAAAGACTCTTTAAGAAATGTGGATTCAGAGAAGAAGGAGTCGAGATCGACAAAGTTTGGTTCAATGGAAAATATACAAATGTTATCAACTATGGAAAGTTGAGGGAATCCCATGATTTTGGATGGAAGGACAGTCCTTGTGACTGGAGGAACGGGGTCTTTCGGGCGGGCGTTCGTCAAGAAAGTATTGATGGGGCGACCAAGGAAAGTAATAGTCTTCAGCCGTGACGAGTTCAAGCAACATGAGATGCGGAATGAGGTCAGTGATCACCGGTTGGAGTTCTTTATAGGCGATGTGAGGGATAGACAGAGGCTCTCACGGGCTTTTGATGGAGTGGATGTGGTGGTTCATGCGGCGGCTCTGAAGCAGATCCCAGTATGCGAATACAATCCCTTCGAGGCGATTGCGACCAACGTTATAGGGGCACGCAACGTGATGGACGAGGCCATTGACAGGAAAGTATGGCGGGTAGTTGCCATCTCGACGGATAAGGCTGTCGAACCTGCGAACGTCTATGGGAAGACGAAGGGACTCTCGGAGGCATTGTTTGTGAGTGGGAACTCATATACGGGACGCAAGCCGACGAAGTTTTCCGTTGTGCGATATGGAAATGTCGTGAATTCACGTGGTTCGGTTATCCCATTCTTCATGCGACTCAAACGACAGGGAGAAAAAGTCTTCCCGATTACAGACTTGAAGATGACACGGTTCTGGATAACCCTTGTTCAAGCGGTCGATCTCGTTCTCTATGCGATCCAGACTATGCAGGGTGGGGAGATATTCGTCCCTAAGATTCCCTCGATGAAGGTAGTTGACCTTGCAAAGTCTATCGAACCAGATTGCGAGTTTAAGGAAATCGGTCGTCGCAAGGGCGAGAAACTCCATGAGATCATGGTCTCGGAGGTTGAGGCCGAGGACACACGGAACTACGAAGGACATTATATCATTCAACCTGCCTTCCATTGGTGGAGGATGGATGATGGGAATGGAGGTGAAAAGGTTCCAGCAGATTTCAGATATTCGAGCGACAAGAATGAAAAGTGGCTCGATGTGAACGATTTGAGGAGGTTGTTAGGAATTGAGGAAAGTTAAAAAGGAGGCGATGAAAGATGGCATTTGATATGACAGGGGTTACCGAAAATAAGGATAGTTATACACTGAAATTCTCTGCTGAATTATGTTTTTCAAAAAGTCTTCTAAAAGATGAGAAAGCACTAAAAAAGTTGGTGTGGTATCTAATTAGAGAAGAATTATTCGTGGAAAAGGGTTTATTGCCAGAATGAATCAAGGAAGTGATTAAGATGGGAACCTTAAAAAGAAAACAGATAGAAAAAAAGTTAAAAAAAATATGTGGAAATTTATATCTGACTGATGAATTACTTGAAGACGATGTCGCTCTTGGGGCGGTAGTTCGTGCAACTTTGTTAGAGGAAGGTAAGGTGAAGATTAAAATATCGGAGTAGATGAGAAAGGAGTTTTATGGAATTATCTTTTAAGGAAATGGAAAAAGTAATTGTCCCAAAATATATGACGAAGAAAGAATGGGAAGGAATGATGCTTGAATTTACCATTTCATGGGTTCCCAGACCGATGATTAATTGTGTAAAAGATGAACTTGAGAAAAGATTTGGAAAAATATTTGATAAGCGGAAAAAAACTTATGCAGTTGATGCTCATTCAGTAGAGGCGATCTCGGTCGCCAGAAAACGGGACTCATGTATGAGTCCATGGAAAGGAGAGAAAAGTGAAAAAAGGGACTAAGTATTTGGATGAGGCGAATGAATGGATTAAACAAAATGGATGGGCAAATGTTACGTTCGAACACCTTCTTAAGATGGGACAATTTCTATTTGATGTTGATTTGGAGAAGGTGAAGTGGGAAGGAGGAAAAAGATGAAACGATGCACAAGATGTGTGATGCCTGAAACGTGGGCAGGAATTACATTTGATGAGAATGGGGTTTGCTCGTTATGCCGTGAACACGAAAACCAAGAGAATATTAATTGGGAAATCAGACAAGAACGTTTATCCAATATCATATCTCGTTATAAAGAATATGCAAAAGAAAACAATGTCAAATATGAAGCGATAGTCGGTATTTCTGGCGGGAAGGATAGTATTTATACTCTTTGGGCAACGGTGAGGAAGTATTGTCTAAAGGTTTTAGTTGTAACCTTTGATCACGGATTTCATCTTACCTCTGAAGGAGAATGGAATCTATCTCAGATACCGAAGATTCTTGATTGCGATCATATTAGGTTTTCAATCGGAAACGGTTTAAGAAATGCCCTCTGTAAAAAAGGATGTGAACTTATCGGTGATTTTTGTCTTCATTGCCATCTCGGGGTCGGCACAACTGCTGCACGAATCTCAAAGTTGTGGAATGTGCCTTTGCAAATATGGGGTGAACCGACTGCCCTTTATTCAACTACGGGGGATTATAGACTTGATGATCTTGAGGAGCAGAATCAAGAACATTTTGAGAAAGTATTTGCCGTGGGTACAACCACAAAGACGATAATCCCAGATGGTTATGATGCCATCGATTTGCAACCTTTGATGTGGCCAGAAGGGAAATTTCCTTTGAAGGCAATCTATCTGGGACATTTTGAATCATGGGATCAGGAAGAACATGCACGGATCATAAAGCAGGAACTCGGATGGAGAGATTATCCCAAACAAGAGACTTGGCAATCATGGGATAAAAATGATTGTCCGTTAGAACTTGTGAGGGAAGCACAAAAGAAACTTCGTCGAGGATTCGGGAAGGCTTCATTTGCCGCCAGTAAAGAAATACGAAGTGGGAAAATTAGCCGTGAAGAAGGAATGAAATTGGTCGAGGAATATGAGAATAAAAATCTAATTGGGCTTGACGAAATGTGTCAGGAGATGGGGATCGAATCGTTTGATAAACTTAAAACAATTACCAATATGAGGATTTAAGATGAGTGTTGAATCTGAATTTAAAAAAGAGATGGTGGAGATCAAGGCAAGACTTGAAAAATTGGAAGAAATGTTTCCCCGTTTATATCAGACCATGATAGGTGTGAAAATGATAGGAGAGACAAATATTGAGAGAGGAAATGAGATCATTAAATTAATGGATGAACTAATCAAAAATCTCACAAATATTATTAAATCATGAGGAAGATATGACTAAACTCATTCTCGGCACGAAATATAAAGTTTCATTTGAAGATTGTTGCGTGAGGGGATACTTCACATCAATTCTAAAAGAAATTGAAATGAGTGAAGACGAAAGTTACCCAACTAAAATGATTTTTGAGAATGGAGTTACATTGGAAGATTGTTGGTGTGGAACATTTGAGGAAATAGATGACTAAATTGATATTAGGAACGGCACAGTTCGGAAGTGATTACGGAGTAAAACATGATGGGCAACCGTCCGAAAAGGAAATCGAAAAGATTGCCCGTGTGGCTTGGGATGGTGGGATAAGGACGGTTCACACGAGTTGGCAATACGGTCTTCCAAAGATTTGTGATGCGATATTCGACCAGTTTGAGAAGATTGAAAAGGACAGGGAGTTTCCTCACCTATTCAAATGGGGGAATGATGGAGTGCTTTCAAGACTTGGTATGAGTGCCTATAACCCAGATGAGATAAAGAATATCGTTGTTGATATGATTGTGCCCGTAAATGTTCTGGACAGGAGATGGTTGGAATTTAAAAATCCAAAACATAAATTGATTGCCCGTTCAGTATTTCTTCAGGGATTGCTTTTGATGGATCCGGATTTAATGCCTGATTGGGTTACAGATTATGGAAAAACTGAAATAGCATTTTTCCAATTTGAATGTTCTCAACGAAGATTGGCATTTTACGAAGCCGCCCTTGGCTGGGTTCTCGGTTTGGATGAAGTTGATTATGTCATTGTTGGTGTGAACTCAACGAAACAACTTGAGGAGTTATTGGCGGTTGAACCCTTGAAATGGGATTATGATTTTTCGATTCAGGATGAGAATGTTCTCGATCCAAGGAGATGGCCAACACTCGATAACCAGTTGAAGAGAACAGTTGAAACCTCGACGGCCATTGAAGGAGTGAATTTGAAATTATGATTAAGGAGGTGAGTTTATGAGTCAACATGATCATCATAACCATTGCGACCACGACCTGAAATATTGTGAAAAATGCGACTGTGTCTATTGCAAAAAGTGTGAGATGGAATGGAAGAAACCGGAATATCATTGGTATCCGTATTATCCGACTTATCCGACGTGGCAACCATACACGGTCCCATGGACGGCAGGTAATTTAGGAACAATTCAGACAGGGACAGGTGGTTCCCATCAATGCACTTTTACTTAGGAGATGGCTGGTAACATGAAAGTGTTGGGTGTGATACAGGCACGCCTGAACTCATCGAGATTCCCCGGTAAGGTTCTGAAGCCGATCTTTGGGACACCAATGCTTCTTGTCATGGTTGATAGGGCAATGCAATCAAAATGGATGGAAAAGGTAATTGTGGCGACGAGTATTCAGAAGACCGATGAACCAATCTGGAGTATTTGTGATGCGAACAAAATAGATTATTGGCGGGGAAGTCTCAATGATGTTTTGGATAGATTTCATGATGTCGCTATCAGATGGAAACCTGACCACATTGTCAGAATGACGGCTGACTGTCCGATGATTGATTCAGAGATCATAGACCACACCATAGATAGGCACCTTGAAGGGGGATACGACTACACCCGAAATATCGGCTTCCCAGACGGTCTCGATGTTGAAGTGATGACATATTCTGCACTTTGCAAGGCATGGGAAGAGGCGGGATCATCTTATGAACGAGAACATGTGACACCTTATTTTTACTATCATCCTGAACTATTCAGAGTTGGAACTTATGAAAATGGAACAGATTTGAGTCATCTGAAGATTTCGATTGATACAGAAGATGATTATGTGAGACTTTCAAAGATTCTGGAGATTTTAATATGCGAAAACTCAACCTTGAGAATTCTGAGATTCTATTGAAAGGAGAGTTCAGAATAAGATGAAAAATAAATTGTCTAATGATGAAAAAAAGAGATTGGGATTTATAAAAATTCTTGAGGGAATGAAAATGGTTTGTGAAACTGAAAATCGACATCCAAACCAAAGTGAAAAAAATAAGGCAAGAAAGATTATGGGAGAGATAGATTATCTTGATTGGAAAATTATTTTGGATAAGACAGCTCCTGTGATTTCTCATGAAACATTTAAGCCGCCTCTCCCGATTATAGGGGAACCTAAATGTAAATCATTCGGAGAATTTCTTCAAGAAGTTGCAAGGGGGGGAAAAACAAAAGAATATGATCCAACAAAATTGATTCCTACACATTGGATTTGTGTATGAAAAAAACTGAAAAAATTGTCAGTGGAGGTTCAAATGTTAAAAATTTCAAATTTTATATGTGAATGTTTAGATTTCATTCTGGAATTCATTTTTTTTAGAGATGAATATTGGGATAGACATCCCAAAACAGGAAAGGAAAGAAAATTGAGTTTCTTTCATTGGCGGTATTTGAAATATAGAACCGCATATGCGTGGAGACATAGAGATTTTAGAATTTTTATGCAGAACCGTGAGAACTATCTGAAAAAACTTAAGAATCGACGGGAGATATTATTCTATTGGAGAAATATTGTATGAATTTTACCCAATCTGAAGCATTACTACAACGAGCCTTGAAGGTGATTCCAGGGGGAACACAGACCTTTTCCAAGTCGAGGACGACATGGCCTGAAGGAGTGACACCTGCTTTTATACAGAGGGGTAAGGGTTCCCACGTCTGGGATGTTGACGGGAACGAATATATCGATTTCACTTCGGCACTCTGCCCAATTATTCTGGGTTATTGCGATGAGGATGTCGACAATGCGGTCAAAAATCAGATTTCGGAAGGGACGATATTTGGTCTCCCTCATCCTCTGGAAGTTGAGGTTGCGGAGGCAATTTGCGAGATGGTTCCGTGTGCCGAGATGGTGAGGTTCGGCAAGAATGGGAGTGATGCGACGAGTGGGGCGATGAGACTTGCACGGGCATATACAGGAAGAGACCACATTGCCCAATGTGGCTACCATGGTTGGCAAGATTGGTCAGTAGCACCTTCAGCAAGGAATTTCGGGGTGCCATCAATAGTCAAATCCTTGACGCATCCATTTACCTACAATGACATTGACTCTCTGAACCAGATTTTCAAGATGTATCCCGAGAATGTCGCTTGCGTCATTATGGAACCGATGAATAGAGAATGGCCGGCCATGGGATTTCTTGAGGATTGCAAAGAGATTGCCCACAAGAACCACGCCCTATTCATTTTTGATGAGATGATAACAGGATTCAGATTCGCCATTGGAGGTGCGCAAGAATATTTCAATGTGATTCCCGATCTTGCCTGTTTTGGGAAGGCGATGGGAAATGGTTATCCGATTTCCGCCGTTGTAGGGAAGGGTGAATATATGAGGTGGTTTGAGAAGATTCATTTCTCATTCACCTATGGCGGTGACTGTGTGGGATTAGCGGCAGCGAAAGAGACATTGAGAAAGATCAAAAATAAGAATGTAGATGTAGAAATTTTTGCAATAGGGGGGACCCTTTTTTTTACAATGGAAAATATAGGAAAGTATCTATCTGGTCATCCTGCATGGACTTTTTTTAATTACAATACAGGTAAATTATATGGTCGCAATTATATAGAAAGTGCTGTGAAAACAATTTTCATTCAAGAGTTGGTGAAACGGGGAATCTTATGTATCGGTCAACACGTTATCAATGCCTCTCATTCAGCAAATGATATGGCTACCTTGATAGAGGCCTATACCGAAATTATAGAAAACTTTAAAGACATGAATCTTGAATGTGAACCATTGAAAGGAGAGTTCAGAATAAGATGAATGAATATTGGCCCGTTGTTGGTTTTGCTATTTTTTGTTGTTTTGTATTTTACCTAATAGTCAGATGGAGTAAAGGGAGCAGAATAAGATGATAATACTCGATTTTGGCTCGGGCGGAACCTGTCTTAACGACTGGGATTACACGAAACGGATGATTGATACCATGATGAATGTGAACAAGAATCGAAGGAAACCTGTCATCATAAAATGGCAACTATTTAAAGAGGCAGGAGACAATGTTCCATTGAAACGGGACATCTTCGAGAAGGCATATCAATATGCCAAGGAATTCGGATATGAAACTACAGCATCGGTATTTGATTTACCGAGTCTTACTTTTCTTCTGAAATTCGATATCCCGTTTGTAAAGATAGCAAATAATCGGAAATTGGATTTCCTTATAGAGAAGATTCCGAAAGGAACGAAGGTGATTAAGAGCATTGGGTCTATGGAAGAATTTAAAAATGGTTCATCCCTCTGTTGTGTCTCAAAATATCCTGCAACGATTGATGATTATGAAGATATATTTGGAGGAAAACTCCTGATAGGAATAAGTGACCATACGGAGGATTGGGAACTCTACCTGAAATATGCCCCATTGGTCTATGAGTGTCATTTTTGTCTTGACGATTCACGGGGTTTTGATGCTGGAAGTTTTGCGAGGAGACCATGGCAGTTAGAACAAATTTTATAAAAGTAAAAGACGTCGAAGAATTCACAAAAACACAAAAAAGAGGTTTTATGACGATAAAAGAAATTAAGGGATACGAGCAAATTATCGATGGAATTGAACTTATTCGATCAAGGAATAATAAAAATTGGATGAATCTTCTTCGGATTGCCTTAAAACATGCACCGAAAGAAGGTCAGAAGATCATGCGAAATATCGTAGATTGCGATTCTGAAATAAACAAATTAACCAGCCGATTGGCAGGAGGAAATAAGAAATGAGAAGCATGCAGAATGAAGAATGGTTTTGTGGATTCAGCACTGAAACCAAACCGACAGGTTGCCCAATGGGAACGAAGTTCTTTGAATTGGATACCAAATGTACCTATATCTGGGACCTGATTCAGTGGACTCGTGACCCCACAACCCTCTTCGGGGCAGAGAAACATCCTACGATTAATATTTCAATCTCGGTGACAAGTTGTCAAAGTTTTATGAGTCCTCTCTGGGTCAAGCCGGGAAGAACACTAATTAATATCCTGACAACTACGCCAGTATCAACCGGAGTGACTTTTACATTGACGGTTCTTTCGGCAGAATCGACTCTCGGGGTCTTCTTTACCTCGACGGAAGTTTCGGGTTCAGTCGTTAAGATGCTTCCAGTTACGACATTGAATTACGGTGTGCCGATTGCAGATGGAGGTGTCTATTTCAATGCCGCACTAACAGCGGTGGTTCCGAGTACCAGCCTTGGAACAATAACCATTACTCCCTATACGATGTGAGGGATGATGAAATAAAAGAAGAAAGGAAAATGAAAATGGCAGATGAAGCCGAAACAAAAGTAACGGAAGATTGTCAGATGCAGAGGGATAAGTATAAGAAAAAGGACAAGGTGATAATCACTGGTTTTGCAGACTCATGGAAGAAGGCCCCATTCAACGATGAAAGTTTCGAGGTATGGGGAATGAACTCCCTTTTCGAACTGATTCCGAGATGGGATCTGTGGTTTGAAATCCATGATGTGAACCTTTTCGAACTGAGGACGAATAAGGAAATTGGATATGGACTTACACGCACGGGGCAACCATATCTTGAGGCGCTTGCACAACTGAAATGCAAAGATGGGACGCCATGCCCTGTGATGATGGTCGAGACCTACCCCGATATCCCGAACGGGGTACGTTATCCATTCGAATTTGCGAGGGATAAATTAGGAAATTATTTTACTAATTCCGTATCTTACATGATTGCTCTCGCTATCTTATGGGGATACAAGGAGATCCACATCTTCGGGGTAGATATGGCAACGAATTGTGTGGCTCCTGAAACACGAATTTTGACATCTGATCTTAGATGGATACCAGCCTCCGAGGTTAAAGACGGAGATGAACTTATTGCTTTCGACGAATATTCCAAGGATGGAGACGGTCATAGTCGAAGATGGAGAAAGACAAAGGTCAAATCTGCAACTAAAATCCAAGGACCCTCTTGGGAAACATGCTTTGAGGATGGAACAAAAATGATAACATCTTCCCTGCATGGATGGCTTACTCATGGAGAAAATGAGAACCGATGGAAAACGACAGAGGATTTAATGACTCGACATCATCGGTCGGACAGACCGACCAGAGCATTAAAACTTCTCCCGACATGGGAAACGGATAATTCACGGGAGGCAGGATATCTTGCGGCAGCTTTTGATGGTGAGGGTCATTTAGTTCAAGGGGAAACTCGTAATTGTGGAACCCATACTTTGAGAATCGGATTCTCCCAACATGAAAATGCAATGAGCCAAATGGTTGAGGATTATTTAGGAAAATATAAATTGGAATATAGTGTAAACAGAAATAATGGAACAAGAAAATATCAGATAAATGGTGGACGGCCTGAATTATTACGATTTTTAGGACAGATTCGTCCTGTCCGATTACTAAGTAAATTTTCGCCCGAGATTTTAGGACAATTGACAAGTAGGGAAAATGTGGCAGTTACGGAATCAAGATTCATCGGTGATCATTCATTAATCGCAATTCAGACGGATACTAAAACATTTATTGCCGAAGGATTCGCAAATCATAATACCGAGTACGGAACTCAACGTCCCTCGTGTGAATATTACGTCGGAATTGCCGTGGGAATGGGGATCAAGGTCTATATCCCACCGGAGGCCGACCTTCTGAAGGCTGAATTCATGTATGGATTTGAGGGGGAGAAGAAACTTTCCTTTATCTCGAAGATGGAATCCCTGATCACGAGTATGGATCAGAGGAGAGCAATTGCAATGCAGAATCAGGCAATGTCCCAACGGTCGTTAGACCAACTCATCGGCAGGATGGAGCAAATGAAACTTCAGAAAGAATGGCCGGAGTTAGCATCCGATGGGGGGAAGAAGAAACTTGATGAAGAGATTGCCAAATATAATATCGAGTGGTCGAACCATCTTCAGGCCCTTGACCTTGCAAGGAAACAGGCGGACCAATATGTCGGGGCGGTCGAGGGATTAAGAGAGGCAATAAAGATTCGGTTGCTCTTTAAATAAAAGAGAGGCAAAGAATTAATTTAGGAGGAAAATATGGCTTGGACGGCAAGTGTGTTTGATAAAAATGTGTTAAACGGAAGAGTCATTGTTGTTGTTCAATACTCAGACGGGACAAACCTGTTTAATGAGACCTATGAAACCATAGGACAACCATCAACGAGTTGGATTGAAAATCTTACTTTCAACCGTCTCAACCAACTAAACAATCAGAGTTTGGCGGGCCTTCCTTCAACAGGAATTATTACACCCGTAAATCCTACGACACTCGTTTCCATATCAACATCACAACAGGATTGGGTTGTGAATTTCGGGATGTTGCAGAAAATAGACCTTTTGTTGAAATACAATATAATTTCGACGACCGACTCAGACATTCTGGCATTGAAAAACTACCTGACAAACAACTGGAGGGTATTCCTAAAAGGGACATAGGAATTGAAATGAAATGGTATTATCTCGGTCCGATTGGAGAACCATACCGGAGAAGTTGGGGCAACTTGGAACCTAATAAGTGGAGAGGAATTTTGAAAATCACTGGTTGATTTGTGAACCAAACCATTCATCGATTGCGATATTAATATCAGAGGAAGAAATGGTTTCTCCAACCAAAACATCATTTTTGAAAATGCTCACTCTATTCCGAAAGCGTTCTATTTTTATAACGTCGCCTGGTTTCCAGGATATTGAATCAATTAATGACACAACTTCATTCATAAGTTTTTTATACCAAAAACAAGGTTTAATGTCAAGCAAATTAAGAATGAGTGGAGAAGAATTCTAAATGACCCTACCCGTAATTGACAATTTTCCATATAGCGATGGGGATTTAGCCACCATTTCAAGTGGGAAATGGGCAACCGCACCTGGATTTGGCGGTTTAACGGTATCTACCAACAAACTCCTTAATACTGCTAGTGCATGGAATTGTTGTTATTGGACTGCCGACTCATTCAATAATAACCAATATTCACTCTGTCTGCTTATAGATAGTGGTGGTTGGCTGGGGCCAGCGGTTAGGATTGCAGCAGCGGGAAGTGGAAATATGTATTTTATCATGCCAGGCGATCCTCTTCCCAATGGTGTGCGGTTCTTTAAGGTTATTAACGGTTCATTTACTCAATTAGGTTCAACAGTTTCTCGAACAAATGTTGATGGTGAGATTTGGAAGTTATCTATTTCTGGGACAACCCTAACAGCTAACATAGCTGGTGTTGACGTAGCAACTCAAGATGCTGGTTCAGAACTTACAAGTGGTTATGCGGGGATAACAATTTGCACAAGTTATAAAACAATGGATAATTGGGAAGGTGGGAATGTAGGGGTAGGGGGGGGGTCAACTCCAGAGGCAAGTTTAAAAATAGTAAAAGGTTCATCCGGTTCTGGTTCGGGATGTTTTCTACCCTCTGAGAATGAGGCGATAGAAACAATAAGTAAAACGGAGGATTAAAATGGCTCAAGAATTATGGGTTCTTGGAAATACAAGTGCCTGTCCGATGGCATCATCTTCGGAAAGGGCGATCATATCTCTTGTTTCAACAAATAATGATATTCCAATCAAGGAATGGTCAGTCTGGTTCGACGGACTTATCAGTTCGGGGGCTCCGGTTAGGGTGACACTTTCCAGATGCACGACAATTGGGAACATGACTACTGCAACGGTTTTCTCACAATGTATCAGGAGTGGGTCAACGGGAGCCGTAGGTAGATCGGTAGGACGTGTGGTGGATATGACCAATACATCCTCTGAACCAGGATCATCGGGGTATCTGGCAAGAAGGTTCGTTCACCCGCAGGTAGGTTATCACGAAAAATTCCCGATGGGTCAGGAACCACATATTATCAATGGTCAGGCGGTCTGCATCTTCGTCAGTTCACCCACAACACTCGATTGCTTCGCCGAGATCGTTTTTGAGGAGTAATTTATGGAAGAAGAAAAAAAGGAACCAGAGGTAGAAGCGATTTTTATTCAACCGCACGATTGTTTTACGACGGTTGTTTTCGATTTTAACACTCAAGAAGATAACAAGGAGGAAAAATAAATGGGAACAAAAGGATGTTCAACTGGGATAATGGATGCCCTTCTAACGGCTATTTGCACTCCCAACGGGAATTTGAGGATAGTTCTGATGGCTTCATCGGGGGCTTCATGGCCCATAACAATTGCATCTGCATCTTCAAACTCAACGGGATGCCTTGCACAATCGACTAACGGTGGTTTCCCGACAACGGGTCTTTTCACGATCGGTTCAACTGGAAATAACAGGTATATAACCATTCCCGCCTGTTCCTGCGACACTATATTGCAGACAGACGTGGCATCCTACGTTGCCTTGATTGATGATTCATCCTCGATCCGATATATCACAACCTGCACCACGCAGGCGGTAACTGCGGCAGGGAAAGTCAATATCGGGACTTGGCAAATCACGGTTAATATACCCACCTAATGGAGGGTTAGATGTTTCGTTGGCCTGTAACAAGGCGAAGACCGTTTTTCGGTAAACTATTGACGGCTGCGGCAATCGCAGGGGCTCTCACAATAACCCCTGCGAATTGTTCACAAAGTCAAACTGTTGTCTCTCCAAACGTTCAAGCCAATACAATTTTTCCCTCATCCTGCATTCAGACACAGACATCGACTCTCCCCACGATTGTTCAGAAAAATATAATATCTCCTGATTCGGCGACTCAATCACAATCGGCGACAAATATTTCTTTTGGAGACCCATCTTGGATAGATTACTATCCAGAGAGCAACCAACAAAACGAAGAGTATATTTATGATGCCGATCATTTTGGAGTAGGTCAATCTTTTACTGGCGATGGCAGAACCCTTGACCATGCCAAATTTTATCTTCGCAAAAATGGACTTCCAACTGGAAATATTTATGTAAAACTTTATATCCATTCTGGAACTTATGGTGTAGATAGCGTCCCTACTGGAGACCCACTTGCCACTTCTGATCCTGTAGATATTGCTGGATTAACCACAAGTTTTCAGCTTATCGAATTCAATTATTCAATGCCATATACACCAGTTAATGGGACGCATTATGTTCAGACGGTAGAGTATACTGATTCAGCTGCAGGTAAGAATCTTCGAGTTGGCTCAAATGATCCCAGTGGCCCACCTTATGACAATCCAACCCACGCTGGAAATGAAAGTTACACTTATACTTATTCACCATTAGTTTGGGGTGTCAGGCATGATATTGATCTAATTTTTTATGCCATTTCGGATCAAGGGGCAATTTTCACTGTATCTCCTGATTCATGTATCCAATCTCAATCCACCACACAACCCTCTATTAATATTGGTGGGGCCATATCGATAAGTCCTGTTAGTTGCACGCAGGCACAGGAAGCGACTTCACCTTCGATTGTTCAGAATAACATTCTGACAATTGCGAGTTGTACACAGACTCAAACGGCAACCCTTCCTTCGATTGTACAGAAGAATATAATAACTCCTAATTCATGTACACAGGCACAAGGGACAACCCTTCCCACTGTCGTTTTTAAAAGTGTTGTTTCGCCTAATTCTGACACCCAAACCCAAGGAGCGACACTCCCCACGATTGTCCAGACCAATGTCGTTACTCCGAATTCGGCAACGCAGACACAGACTTCTACCCTGCCAAGTGTCGGGGTAGGGGTTAATATTGTCTCCAATCCGGCGAGTCAGACACAAACGGCGACTCTTCCTTCAATCATCCAGACGAATGTAATAACTCCTGTATCCTGCGTGCAGATACAAGCGACCAGTTTACCGACGATAATACAGACGAATATTATCTCCCCAAATTCGGCAACCCAAACCCAAGGTGCAACGGTTCCTTCTGTTGGGGCAGGAATGACTGTTTCACCGAATAGTGCCACGCAGACCCAAACAGTAACCCAGCCGACAATCGTTCAAAAGAATGTAATCATTCCCAACTCAGCGACACAGGTTCAGACGGCGACATCCCCTGCAGTTGGTTCGGCAGTAATAATCACGCCTAACAATTGCACACAGGCACAGATTGAAACATCTCCGATGGTTGTATATGTGGCCATTATTACCCCAAATAATGATTCACAATCTCAAATCGCTACATCTCCAACCCTTACAATAACACCTTTTATCCAGCCAAATAATTGCACCCAAACGCAGATAGCAACATCCGTTGTTAGTCTGGGTGCCTTAATCCCAAATAGTGCAACACAGGGGCAAACGGCGACATCACCCCTTGTAATTTCTGGGATGGCGGTGATCATTGATTTCGTTTCAAATACCATGGATTCGATGGCGATGGCAAAAGATGTTGAATATTCGCACACGGCAAAAAAGAATAATTATCTTTTTAGAACGAAACCAGAGGAGACCTAATGCCAGATTTTCAAGGAACCAAAACAGTCATCTTGCAACCTGGGGATGTGAAAGTCCCATATGGATTCCAATGGACGGTCTGCTCCTGTTCTACAGGGAATGACGGGTCTATCCCATTCGGACATTCAATTTCAACTGGTGTGACAACCGCCCATAGGGAAGATGGTGTCTCGATGTCAACGGCGATAGTAGCCGGTTCAAGTTGGACAGGGAATGTGGCAACAATCCTTCTTTCCTTTCCTTCTTCAACGGGTGCCTTGTCAGGGAAATACCATCTTACCTTCACGGCAACGATCTCTGACGGGACTACGACCTATTCGAAGGAATTTGACTTCAATCGAATTATGGTGAGGAACCTATGAAAATAATAACTTCTGTCTCATCCACCGATGAACCAATTAAATTAGAAGAGGCAAAGAGTCACCTTAGAGTTGACATCAATGATGATGATAACCTGATCCAAAATCTCATCAAGGTGGCGAGGGAAAATGCTGAGAATTGGATGGCGAGGGCATTACTCCCACAGACAAAGATTTTATACCTTGATGGGTGGCCTGATAAACTCTTCATCAAAGTCCCGTTCCCGCCATTGATCTCTGTTACCTCAGTGACATACACGGATTACAATTTTGTGGTTTATCCTCTTTCTACGTCGGTCTATACCGTGGATTCGGTGAGTATTCCTGGGAGGGTAATATTGAATTGGGGTGTAATCTGGCCAATCACTATGTTATGTCGAAATAACCCTATTGCCATCACCTTCACATGCGGTTATTCAGATGTGAGTTCAATTCCTGAATCGATCAAGCAGGGAATGAAGATCGATATTGCCGATATGTATGAGCAGAGAGAACCAAGGGTTCTCGGTGGTGGGACAATGGTTCAGATACCGATTTTGGAACGACTCTATTCGGGTTACACCGATTGGACATGGAAAATATGAGAGCAGGGCAGTTGAGGCATAGACTTGATCTTCAAACGAAGGTGCCAACCCGTGGGAGTTTCGGAGAGGAGATTCTTACATGGAAGACGCAGGTTACCGTCTGGGGGTCTGTCGAGTCACTCTCTGGACGGGAATATCTTCAGGCTCAGGCGAATCAATTACAATCAGAAGTCACACACCAGATCAGACTCCGTTATTACAAAGGGTTGAGACCAGATTGGAGAATTAAGTTCGGGTCGAGAATCTTTGATATTCTTTCAGGTCTGAATCCCGATGAAAGAAATAAAGAACTTCTCTTAATGGCTCGTGAATTCGTGACATAACATGCACTTCGATACAGGGTCAGGACACAATTTTATCACCATAGAATTACAGGGATTCAAGGCACTTGAAAATTGTTTGAGGGAACTGCCTGAAAAACTTGCCAAGAAATATCTTGATAATGCGATAAAGGAAGGTCTCAAGATCGTTAAGCAATCAGAACAGGCACTTGCCCAGAAAGGAACACAACCCCACAAATGGCCAGGTCATCTTGCTACAAGTATCGAGATATATAAAACAAAACCCGGATCTTGGCCTTCAGGTGCTACGACGGCCTTTAGCGTGAAACCAATAAAGAAAAAAGGCGGGGGGTTTGCAATGATTATCGAATACGGGACAAAACCCCACTCTCTTGCACCAGTAAAGAAAAAGGCATTGGCATGGCAGGGGATCGTGAGAGAATGGGCGCACCATCCAGGTTCAAGAAAATTTCCTTTCCTTGTCCCTTCTTGGGAACCAAATCTTGAATATATAATGGCAAGGATTGGAAATGTCCTCGCTGAAAATATATATGAGGAAACTGGAACATATAATTTTCAGGATAAATGGGTCAAGACGATAACTTGGTGATGATATGGATGCGGTAGAGGAGGTTTTTTATTCGGTTCTTTCAGGCACAGCGGCAATAACGGGCCTCGTTTCGACAAGGATATACCCGAAAATTCTTCCAGAGGACCAAGTCTATCCTGCTATTGTCTTTACTCGCACTGGGACGGAGGATTATACCTGTATTGGAGGAAAAATTCTCAAAATTGGAAAAGCAACTATAAATGTGGTCGTCCTCTCGACGAGTATTGCCATGGAAGGAACAATCGAGAGGGCGGTTAGAGATACACTAATAAACATCCATGGTCTCTATGGGAACGTGGAAGTTAAACAGGTCGATCACGAATCGGGGCCAGCCTCGTCTTATGATCCAGTTCTGGATGTCCAGATAACGACGTTGGATTTCTCGGTTCTGTATGAAGACCAATAAAGGAGAAGAAAATGGGAATAGTAAGCGGAAGATTAGCAAGTGTCAGAATGGGGTCAAGTGGAATCGACTATATTGGAAAGTGGACAATTAACGTCAGCAACGACACCGTGGAGGCCGTCCCCTTTGGCTCCTTTTGGGCTTTGTCAATGCCCGTGGGAATGAAGTGGAGCGGATCAGTAGAAGGTTGGTTTGATGCTTCAACTACAGGTGGAGTTCAATCAACTATGTGGACTGCCATTCTCTCTGCTGTCAAGGTGCAGGATCTCAGATTTTATGTTGGTGGTTCAACATCAGGGATGTTCTACATGCCCCAATATACGACCTGTGGAGTAACCACGGCCGGAAATCTTGATGCAGGAGCCTATCTTGGGAATTTCAAACACACAATCGGGGCGAAGGAACTTGGAACCATCAGTTTTGATGTTATGGGCTATAAGGGTATCGGGTTATTTTCAGCAACATCGGTGCTTATTGCCGAATCAACTGGTTAATAGAAAGGATAATTTATGCTGAATTTGAAAAGGTTTAATGAGGGTACATGGTGTGATGTGCCGGAGGAGATATGTTCTGACGGGGTTTCTTTTAAAATCAGACCTCTCCATGGGAAGCAATACATGACTATAAGGGAATCCTGTAAGAAGGGGAAGATTGCGGTCATGGAGCCAGATGGGAAAATCCAGATCGTGGATGATTATGATGAGGCGAAAATCTTCTGGTTCACATTCTCGCATCTGCTTGAGGCCTGGAAAGGAATCACGATTCCCGGGGCAAAGGATGATGAGGAGATAAGGGAAGAGATATTCAACCGCCCCAAATTCCGGGATTTCATCAATGAAATGGCCGCCAAACTTCTTGTCGGGGAGGAAAAGGCTTTTGAGGAGGAGTTAAAAAACTCCGTGCGCTCGCAGAATGGGTCGTAGGGCAGGAGGAATTATCTTGCGATGAATGTCGTGAGAAATATATTGCTCTTAAAAAATCCCCACCATGCGAGCGCTGTTGGCCTGGGGTGAATGAAAAGAATGTTGAAGTATGGGAAGTCTATCAGGCGGCGAGAATGGATGAAATGGGAATAACGGTTTCAAGTATCCTCTCTCTTTGCAGGGAATTTGGGGTTAAAGACCCAGAAGAATGCATTCTTAAAATTAGAGAGATTGTCGGAGAATGTCACAAAGTTAGGAACAGGAATAAGGATACGAAAGGCGAAGGAGCATTAAAGGGAGTGTTAAATGGGTAAAGAGAGATGAAAAAATGAATCCAATATTACTTCAAATAGTAGGAATTGCAACTTTTTATTTAATCATTATTGGGGGCCTATATTTAATAGGCCATACATGATTCTTGGCATCATAAAGGAAGAATAAAATGCCACAGGTAATGTTTACCGTTGGGGCTGAAACGGCGAGTTTCCAGAGAAATATGAAGGCGGCAGCCGATTCAGTCAAGGGAATACAGGGTGCTATTGAATATATAAAATGGGATGCCTTTACCAATTTGGCTCAGAAAGCAGCATCAACTGTTCAACAGGTATTTTCGGTACTTGAAAAGGCATCAGAAGGTCTGCAACTTGAAAAAACTTTCTACGCAATGGCCAATGCAGCGGGAGTTTCAGGTGCCGCTTTTTTGGATTCGATGAATAAGACTGCTCAAGGAACAATTTCTGATATGGCCTTAATGACAGGGGCAATAGAAGGATTAAGGGGGCATTTGAGTCCTGATATGATTGAAAAGTTGACTGCCGCTTCTCTGACTTTTGCGGCCGCCACAGGAGTAACTACCAAACAGGCATTTGAAGGATTGATGAATGCTATTGAAACCGGAAGATTGCGATCACTTGGAGCTTTAGGCGAGAATTTTAAAGAACTTAATATTCAATTAGTGAATTATGCCACGGCCTTGGGTTTAAATTCTGTTCAAGAATTAACGGCGGCACAAACAGCCGCGGCCCTATACCAAATATCTCTCCAACTGGCTAAAGGTTTACAAGCCTCAAATGTAGCCCTTACTGACCAATTCATTGCAATTCAACAAGCCAAGGCTGCATGGGATAACTTTTTTACATTTTTACAGAAAGTGGCTCTTGGTGCATGGGCAGGGATTACTGCTGCATTTTGGAGAGGTGTGGGAGTTATCCAAAATACCGTTGCTGCATTAATGGATGTGGTGGGTCAAGCCTTTGGGTTAGTCTCAACACTTCCAGGGTTAGATTTTTTAAAAGAATATCAAGGTGCTGCGGAACAGGGAAGAGATAAAATTCTTGCTTTAGCCAAGGCGAATAATGAATATGCTAAAAGTCTTGAAAAGACAGGACCAGCTTTATTCAATGTAACAGATATTGCTGGAAGGGGAACACCACTCCCTTCATTGCCAGGTAAAACTCCCCCCCCACAAAATATTGCTGGATTAACCAAGGATTGGATTGCAGAGGAAAAGAAACTATATGATGCAGATATAGCAAACCTCAAGGCATATGCTGAATTGGCGAAAACCGAAACCGAAAGGGCATTGTCTGAATTAGATGTGATGAGGGCACAACATCTTGTAACGGAAGAAGATTATATAACCCAAAAAGCCAATACCGAACAGGAAGGCACGGCTAAACTTCAAAAATTATTGGAAGATGAAAAAATAACCACTACAACTTCCTATGGTTGGATGGAAAGTACACTCCGTGATTCAATATCGAAACTTCAAGGTTCAAATACAAAAAAATTAGAAGAAACTAAAAGAATTAATATTCAAATTGTAGGTCTTGAAGATGATAAACAGAAACGATTGTCTGATTTGGACAAACAAGGATATGCCTTGCGAGAACAAGGATTAAAATCATCTGATCAAAAAGTAATATCCGAAACTCAAATGACTGATGCCGTTTTGGTGGCATCACATCAAACCACCTATAATAAATTACAGGCTCAACTTGAAGGTGAAACTAAACTGGCACAGGCAAGGGCCTCAGCAGGTGAAATCAGACCTGGGGAAGCAGCAACAGTTGAATACCAGAATCAATTAAAACTTCTTGATGCTCAAAAAGATACTTTGGAAACCCAACTTTATATAGCAAAAAGTCGAGAAGAAGAAGTTAATCTCGAAAGTCAACTTGAGATTATTGAAATGAGAAGAAATGCCTTGATAAAAGAGATGGCAGTAACCCTCAAATCTGAAACTTTTCCGGCTTATCAGGGACTAATCGATGGTTTCAAAAAATATACGGTTGATTTGGGAACCGGATATACCCAGATGGAGAATTTGGCTAAAGGATGCGCATCTGGAATGGAAAGTGCTTTCACGGGGTTCTTCAGCAACATTTTTGATAAAAGCACTACATTTTCAGACAAGATGAAAAAGCTCTTCCAGGATATGGGACAGGCAATTATCAATGAGTTGATGAAGGCCTTGGTAGTAAAACCCTTAGTGGGAAGTTTAACGGGTGGGGGAACTGGTATATGGGGAAGTCTTCTTAGTTCTATTTTTGGTAGTAAAGGTGGCGGTTCTTATGGATTTGGCGAAGCGAATGTTCTTTCGATGGGTACGCAATATCAGCACGGAACTTCATATGTTCCCCAAACAGGACCAGCCATATTGCATAAAGGGGAGGCCGTTATCCCAGCTAATCGAAATAGGGGAGGGGGGGATGTAAACACAACCAATGTCTTCATCCAGGCCACGGATGTCAATAGTTTTCAACGGCTTTACGGCCCCACAATAGAATCAATTTATTTTGGAGGCAAAAGATTTAATAAAGTTGCAATGCGAAATCAATAAAGGAGTAAAGAATGGATACTTATCCTACCTCACCTGTACCAACCTATTCATATACTAAACAAATAGGATATAAAACTTTGGTCTCTGCATTTGAAAATGGAGTAGAGCAAAGACGAAATAAATGGGGACAGGGGAAATTAACTTTCACCCTGACCTATGCTTATCTTTCGACTTCCGATGTGACGACACTCTACAATTTCTATGTTTCAGAGAAAGGTTCATTTACCACTTTCCTTTTTAATGACCTAAGTTCAACCTCGGCTTATACGGTGAGGTTTGTGGACGATAATCTATCTCTTGAACAATTTGCTAAAAATGTTTCAAGGACCGGACTAAAAATGATTCAAGTTCTTTAAGGAGAATCTATATGGGAATAACCACAAACTTTAGTTGGGATTACGGTACACAAAATCAAACCCCTTGGTGGACGGTCTGGACAGGAGTCATCCAGGACATCGATACCGAACTCTATGGAGTCAAACTAAAAACCAATGCCTGGGTTGATGTCCGTTCCTTTGGTGCTTCCCCATCTGCCTCGGCAACGGTAAATACGGCAGCAATCCAGGCTGCCGTTAACTCTTTAAGTGGGAATCCTGGGATTATTGTATTACCAGAAATATATCCTACAAATGACACAATAACGGTAAGTAATCATAGACAATATATCATTTCATTGGGTAGATGGGTAGGGGGAATTGTTTTCAATCCGACAGCCCATGACAAACCAGCAATTAGGTTTCAAAAATCTACAGCCGTTCCAATAGTTCAGAATGGCATCCGTGACCTTGTTATCATGTCTTCCGATACAACATATCGAAAGATAGGGATTGACCTGGTAGATGTAAGTGAGTTTAGTTGGAATGATGTAGCAATTTCTCAGATGGTAGATTCTTCATATTCAAGTATCGGGTTAAGATTTAAGGGAAGAGATACTTCAAGTTTTATTAATCCCCATATAGTCGCTGATATTCCCGTTAGGGTCAGTAAAAATCCCAATATTTCTACCATTGATATAGATTGTACCAATTTCCACAACACTTATTTTGTCGCCACAAGCACTAATCCTAACTTTTTGATAGATGATGGGTGTTATTTATCTAATCTTAGTTTTACCGGTTCAAATATCTGGGCAGCGGGGGGGCATGGATTTTATTATTCAGATACCACAACGGCGGGTCAAATGTATAATTTATCCATTGACAATTTGAGGTGGGAACAATCAACTAATGCCACCGGATATATTGTTTATTCTTCTTCTGCTTATTGGATTCAAAATGTAAAACTCCGGGGAGTACATGGAGGGGGTTCAAATAGAGGATTTTATTTTAGGCGTGCAGGTCATCTGACACTTGAAAACGTGGGTTATTTTGGCTCAGGAGTTGCCTTAGATGTGACGGAAGTGGGTGGTCCAATAATTATTAATAATTTTTATAATCCATCTGGCTCGATTTCCACTGGTTCACTTACACTAACAGAAACTATCTCTGGTGGTTCTGGAAATTCAATAGTAAGGGCACTTTGGAAATAGTAGGAGAAACAAATGTCATTAATTTGCACAAGTTAGGAGAGAAATGCCGGAGTCGATACCCCAAACCTACATAACAGAGAAAAACAAACCTTCAAATTCGCCTATTATGTTGTATGAGATAGAAATTTCTCCTGCATCCATCCTCTACTTTTGCGAATGGGATACCCAAATAGTTTATCCATCAGGAGTAACAGGATATGGATTAGGAGGGGGTCCTTTAGGAGGAGGAGTATTGGGAGGAGGAGGGAGTCAAACATATTTACCTTTTCCTTTGACCCATGAAGGGATTGGAGTCAATGCATTGGGTGAAATTGATACTGTCAAAGTTAAATTATCCGCAGTAGATCGGACTATCATTTCAACCTTGGCTGCCAACAATGGTTTAATCGGTTGCAAGGTTGTTATGAAATTGGTCTTTTTTGATAGATTGGATGATCCAGATGCCAATATTGCCAGTACATTCTATATTGATTCTGTTGAGACCACAGAACAAGAAGCAGTTTTTAACTTAACTTCCAAACTTGATCTATATCAGGTTCAGATTCCAGGAAGAATGTTTGAAAGGGATCATTGCCAATGGACATTCAAAAAGGAAGGATGTTGGTATTTTAGTGGAACTACTTATTATTTTCCTCCTGCTGGTTTCACTAATGAGGGTGTGGAATGCGACCATACGAGAATAGGACCAGTGGGATGCAAGTATCATAATAATGCGAGTCGCTATGGTGGGTTTCCTGCGATTCCGATGAGAGGACTTTATGTCATTTGATAAAATTAAATCTGATGAAATCTCTCAATCACTTCTCGGCATGAAATTCGAGATAGGTGGACGTGGACCTGAGAAGATAGACTGTTACGGTGTCCTGAAGTATTTCTTTTCTGAATTTGGTTTCAACCTTCCCGATTATTCCTACATGGATGATTGGAGTGGAAAGACAGACCTTTATCTTCAGGAGTATGCCAATTTCTTTAGGAAACTTGGAAAAGATGAAGAATTAGAAATTGGAGATGTAATTCTTTTTAATAGCAAGGAAAACCCCAGTCATACGGGCATATACCTTGGCGAGTGCCGATTTATTCACGCCTATGACAAAGCAGGAACACGAATAGACTCACTGGTTAATCCTTTGTGGAAAGGAAAGATTTATGGTTTCTTTAGGGTTAAGGGAACAGAATGAAGGTTAATGTAAAATATATCCCATGTTTATTTGACGAGTCAACCTGGATTCAATTTGAATCTCATAACCAAACTGTTTTTGCGATATTCCAGTTTCTTTTCCAGAAGTATCCTGAAGTTCGGGATGATCCTCCTTATATAACCGTTCGAGTAAACGGTAAGAAAATACATCTCCTCAAATGGGCAAAACCATTAAATGATGGCGATGAAGTTCTTATCATTCAAGAAATCGGTGGCGAAATCATTGTAGCTATCGGAGCTGCATTAGGTCTTTGGGGAGCATCCGCAGCGGGACTTTTTGGGATGTCTCTGGCAATGACGATCAATGTTGGTTTACTTATTGTTACCGTTGCCTATACAATTTATTCCTATTGCACCGCCCCAGAAGCCGCTAAAACTGGTAGAGGTCTCAATTCCTCACCCACATATGGCTGGGAAGGAATCCAGATGCAAGTCCGTCCGGGTGTTCCCGTTCCTACTGTTCACGGTGAGCATCTTCTCGGTGGAAATCTAATCGAAGCCTACATCAGTTCAGATGCTGACAAGAATTATCTAAATATGCTTATTGCCCTATCTGAAGGTGAAATCGAAGGCATCATGAAAGAGGATTTATCTGGGGTTTGCACATCCACATCCGATGTCCCTTACATTTTGATAAATGATAACCTACTCAGCAATTTTAAAGATGTGACATGGGATTACAGACTTGGGACTCAAGATCAAACTCAGATACCAGAATTTGGGGACGTTTGCCAGACCTATTCTATGGCTGGAGTTCACATGACCACCACACCCTATCTCTACACAACGGTTGATTCAGATGTGGAGGCATTTGAACTTAGGTTCAGAGTTCCATCCCTTTTTAACAGTTACAAAGGAAATTATTATCCATTTACTACTGGGGTTTTGATCGAACATAAATTGCATTCCGCTGGCACTTGGACGACCGATGAAACCCTAACTATTACGGGTTCCTCACAACAACCATTAAGACGGTTTTTCAGATTAGATAATTTAACTCCTGGTCAATACGATATTCGGGTTACTTATTCTAATTCTGGTTGGGTTACTTCTCCTGAACATCCATGCGATATCTATTTAGACAATATTACTGAAATTAAATATGATACCTTAATTTATCCATATACGGCTCTTCTTGCAATCCAGGTCCTTGCAACCGAACAATTATCAGGTCAACTTCCGAATGTTTTAACCAGAATCAGAGGCATAAAGGTTAAAAATCTTGACACTTCTGCCACGGCCTGGACAAACAATCCTATCTACAATGTGAATGACCTTATGGTTAATCCACGATACGGTATGGGAAAATATATTACTCAATCTAACGTCAACAACGACCAGTTAATCCTGATGGCCCAATATTGTGATCAGATGTTAGGTGATGGGACACAACGAGCAGGCGATTCTACAACGTCCACATCCTTGACCGATTCGGATTACACATTTGTTGCAGGGGATATTGGAAAATATATCTGTTGTAAATCCGTTGCAGACATAACGGTTTATACTGTTTTATTGATAACATCACTTTCGGGTGATCACACCGCTATAGGTTCGGGAGGTTGGACACTTGGGACTCCTCCGGCTGGTAATTGGGAATTCGGAGAAAAGAGATCCGAATTAGATCTGGTTATTGATGCCCCAAACCAAGCATTTGACTGTATCAATCAGATTTGCAGTTCTTTTAGGGCTTTGCCGATTTGGAGTCATGATGCAATTCAACTTCTAATAGATAAGAAAGAATCTCCCTCCTATATATTCAACATGGGAAATATTATCGAAGGTTCTTTCAAACACTCATTTGCTTCTGAAAAGAGTAAACCTAATTGTATTCAAGTAGATTATGCGGATAGAGACAAGAAATTCCAGAAAGAAACTGTGGATATAACCGATTCTGTCACCATTGCTGGCGGTGTCCCAATGAGAACAAGAAGGATGTCTTTATTGGGGGCAACCCGTCAATCTCAAATCTATCGAGAAGCGAGATTTCATCTCCTTGCTGCAAAATATCAGGATGAACAAATAACCTTTAAGGGAGCAATTGATGCTATCCATTTGCTTCCTGGGGATGTTGATAAATTCCAACATGATGTCTTTGCGTGGGGTCAAGGTAGTGTAAGGATCGCTTCAGCTACCACCACTTCAATCACCTTTGAACAATCGATCACGATTGGGGCGAATTACATAATCACTTGTAAATTAGCAAATGATACTCTCGAGACCAGAACGATCCACGAAGGGGCAGGAACCTATACAACAATAACCTTTGACGTGGCCTTCACATCACCAGGACCTCCAGCCGGTGGCATATATGCCATAGGTGCGGTAGGTGTTGAAGCGAAACCTTTTAGGGTTATGAGTATTTTAAAAACCCCCGAGAATGAAATTGAAGTAGTTGCAACTGAGTATTCTGAAAGTGTTTATACCGATACGGAGATTGTTTTAGCCCAACCCGTTTATTCAGCCCTACCTCCCAATATTCAATTCCCATCTGGCCCAGACGTATCTAATCCATTACTGGTCCCTCCTGATGTGACTAATTTTGCCGTGACCGAGACAACAGGCCAAACGGGTGTATCTATCACCTTCACACAACCAGCGGCAACAACGAATTGGTCAAGGGCTGATATCTATGTTTCCATAGACGGAGGTTCCACTTACAAATACATCAATACGATGCATGATGCTGGCCCGATGGTTTACCCTGATGTGTTGGCGGGTAGCACGTATTATTTCAAGGCAATCAGTTATTCTCCATTTGATGTAGCAGGCCCAACCCCTCCAGTTGTTCATCTTACAATAACAGGAGCGGCCGCTGTCGGGATAACAAGTCTGACAGCAACGGCTGCCTTTAGAAACATATTTCTTGATTGGGTTAACGTAGCGGACACAAATATTAGTGGGACTGAAGTTTGGAGATCGGATTCTAATAACCGGGCTGCCGCCTCATTGATCGCAACGGTCTATGCAGATGCTTATATCGATCAGATTGATGCCTATGGTGTCACAAAATACTACTGGCTTAGAAATAAGAATCCCAATGGCACTTATTCGGCCTGGTATCCTGTAAACCAGTATGCTGGAGTATATGCCACTACCGCCTATATACAGGGAACAGATATTGAAAATCTGGGTGTCGATCTTTCTGACATATTTATGAAAATCCCTGTTGTAACAGGAGATTCTTGGTCAGATAATTACCCCAGTGCAGGATATGTTTATTGGAATGCCCATACCCTTTATTACAACGGAGCCGGTTATTCAATAGCCGCAGACAGTACAAATTTAAAATATATCTATTGGGCGAATGGTTGTACAGGTTATTACGCATCTGCCACCAACCCAACCTTGGGCGATGGGGATTTTGTCATAGCAGTAAATATCAGTGGTTATCACGATTTGGCATGGAACGCCATTGCCAATGAAGTAATCGGGTCTGCTTATATTGAAAACGGGGCTATCCTTAATGCCAAAATAGGCAATTTGGAAGTTGATTCTGCCAAGATAGCCGATCTAACCGTTGGAACCATCAAGATTGCAAACTATGCAATAGGTCGAGGAGTTGAATACTATAATGCCGCTGGCTACACTCTTCCTTACACTGATACTGCCGAGCATGAAATAGGAACCCTTACGGCTGTAACCTACACAACAACCGATAGTGTATGGTTATGGGCATCAATGGTGGTCACAGAGATGGCTTATAAAGCTGCGTGGAAAAGTGGAGCTTATGTCCCAATTCAGTTCAGAATCAGAAGAGATTCTACCACGGGGACAATAATAACAGGGGCACTTACGATGGGACAGAACCAGATATTTGGTCAACTTCTTGATGCCCCTCCAATTATTTTGGTAGGTAGCGATGTTCCAGGTGGAAGTGCAGGAAACCATGTCTACAAATTGACAGCCCAATTAACCAACGCTTCCGATTCAGGCGCCGATCAGGGAATCATAGCTTTTCGATTAATGATGGCTATGGCAAAAAGTAAATAGAGGATAAAATGAATGGTTACATAGCGATCGACAGTAAAGGATGGGTAACAGAAATTCACATGGATGAAACAGGTGTAAATCATGACAGTCATATATCTGATGGTCATATCCCTTTCCCTTATGGAAACTTATGGGGGTGTGATCCCTCGCACGATATAATTCGTAAACTGATTCATTCTCAAATGATAATGTTCTATGATGGAAAGCAATTTTGTCAGGTCAAAAATCCTAAAGACATTTGGAAAAGAATCCTGGTCACCAATCTACATGGACCGCTTGCCTCTAATGAGCATCAAAAATTACTTGATAGTCTCGATAGTAGCTTTCCAGATGTCCCAACAGGAACAATTATCGAAACCCCTCCACCATTAGGGAAGGCCTTTGAACCTTCCTTTGAATGTGAAATAAAACCAGGATTGAAAGTAGGTCTTTCCAGTGAAGAGGATATTGATCTGTGGGAATCCCAGATGGTCAAAAGTGGACTTTACACGGCAGAGGAAGCTTGGAAAGTAGCCTCTCTATGGTTTAGTGACCATATGACTTGGCCCGTGAAGACTACCTGGAAGGATAAACCAATTCAACTTGAACTCTACATTTTGAACAGAGGCACCAATAATGTGATGGCTGGGTATAACGACCATATAGATAGAGCCAGACCATTATGGTTCTGGAAACAAGTGGCCTTGCCTACTTTCAAGACTTTATACGGTTATGGATTTGAGAATATCAACAGTCAGGTGCGAATTGACAAACCTAACTATGTGAAATTTTTGACTGAAGCCTACGGACATGAGGTTTTAAGGAAAACGAATGACAGTTTTATTTTAAGATTGAATATCAAGGATGCAATTAAGAACATTGGAGATTGGCCTGCACGAAAAACAATGGGGCCGGATTGGAAATGGGAAAAGGATGGTATATCGGTGAGAGAAGCAACTGATGTGGATCTACCAACTATCTATTCAACCATAGATACTTCATGGGGAGACAATTCACGGAAACAATTGTCGTTGTACAACCTTGACAGTATGTGGAATTTAGATTCTGCTTCAATACTCCTGAGTCTTTATGATGGAAAGATTATTGAAGCCCGTATCTTCAGAGAAAGAAAGGATAAAATCACCAGTTTAAGAACTAATATTTTAAGAACAGTTATTGATGATAAAACCAATTTGGCTATGACTGGAATGCTTGAATGGCAAGCAGGTGTTGGATATGAAGAAACATCATTTATTATTGAAACTAAGTTATTTGAAAGAGTTAAGGATCAATGGCTTGCAAGAGGATGGAAGGTTTTCAGTCAAGACCAAAATATTACTGAATGCCGAATGAATGTAAAGGAAAGATTGAATGCTAATTTATAAAGCACTTAATAAAATTAATGGAAAGATTTATATAGGGGAAACCAATAATTTGGAGAAAAGGATTGTCGAACATTTACGGTCGGCCCAACGTGGGGATAAAGGATATTTTTACAATGCTCTTAGAGCATATGGTAGTCAAGTCTTTGAATGGTCTACTATTGATATTGCAGATTGCAGAGAAATTTTAGATGAGAAAGAAGAATATTGGATCAACCATCTGCATACCAAACCTCCATATGGTTATAATGTGGCTAATGGTGGAAATTGGAATCCTGGGAAAAATAGAGGGACTAAAAGACCTGATCTTGCCGAGAGAAATAAAGTAATAAAACCTATGTTGGGGAAACACCTTTCAGAAGAAACTAAAAGAAAGTTAAGTGAATCCAAAATTGGAAAAAAGAGGCCAGATCAATCAGTAAGAATAAAGAAGATAAATATGGAAGATAATCCTGCCAAGAGACCAGGAGCAAGAAAGAAACTTGGAGAACCCCGTCCATGGTTAGTGGGGGAAAAAAATCCAATGAGTAAAAATAGAAGGCCAACATTATGAATTTAGAATTTAGAGAACTCTCTTCTTATGAAGCTTACAGGTTATGGGAGAAGTTTGGTGAAGACCTGGGAATTGGACACCTCAGATCTACATACGGAAATTATTGGATTCGTCAGCCAGTACAAGGTGAAAGGGTCTGGGTAGTCTATGACAAAGATGAAAATAGAGTAGGGTGGGTCGCTATGAGACCGGACGGGGTTGATCCGATGGTCTGGCAGGCATCAGGTATATTTAGTCCATATAGAGGGCATGGATACTCGAAAGAGATGCTCCTGTGGTCTTCTGACACATCCTGGGCAATCTGGGGGGTAAAAGTGATGCTATTTGAGATAAGCAATCATGTAATGTTGCAATCATACATTCGATACCACTATGAGAGGATTTTCAATAAGACTATACCTGGTGAATTCGTGGCAGGATATATCAATTATCCGACTCCAGGTTATGTCATCTTTGGCCTGGAAAGGGGAAAATAAATGGTAGAAAATAATTTCTGCAAAAAACATTCAGGAATGGAAGAGGCCATAGCCTTTATCAAAGATTGGCAGAAGGGAGTTACAGAAACACTTAAACATATTGTGACTGGAAGGTCAGCATGGGCTTTTTTTGCCTTATTCCTTACCGTCTGTTTGGCTGTTGTAGGTTTCCTTTGGCATGGGCAAGTTGCAATATGGGATAACGTAAATCTAAATCACAAAGAAACGATGAGAGCAATAACTGATCTTCGAGAGAAAGTCATAATAATCGACTATAAAGTTCAGAAACATTTAGATGATACAAACGGGAAAAAATGAACAACACTGAGCAAATCATTCAGAAATGTTATGGCATCACCCATTGGGCAGTCCTTCGGGGAAGGGCTACTTTGAAGAAGGACAGAAGGGAATTTGACCGTTGTGATGTGATTGTCAACGACCTTGTTCAGAAATTGATAAAGGTGATTAAGGATGACTCTTAGAGAAGCCCGGTGCAAATTTAGTTATCTTTTAGCAGAAAAACTTCTTCCCAAGATGAGAGAATTAGGATTTGAATATGCCTTTGATGAAGTGACCAACCATCAAGGTAAGGGTCACATGGAAGGAAGTCTGCACTATTCGGGTTGTGCAGGGGATATAAATCTATATCTTAATGGAGTCTATCAACCATTAACTGAAACTCATAGACCATTGGGGGAATATTGGGAATCTCTTGACCCTAATTGCCACTGGGGAGGAAGGTTTGATCCCCCAGATGGGAATCATTATAGTTACAGTCCTAAAGAAATATTTGGAGGAAGGGAGTGATGTATTTTAGTTGGCAAAAAATCTATCCCTTTTGGTGGTTTAGGATATGGTGGCATCGGGTGGATGGTCTTACTGTTATCATCAAATGGTGGATGTTAAGGGTTGTATGGGTGAAAAGAGTGGTGAAATGAAAGAGACAATTGGTTTAGGCGACCTATTTAAAAGTGAAAGGAGGTGATATTAATGGCAGATACAGGCGTAGGAATTAAGGGTCAAGTTTACAATGGAGATGTTGTCGGGATATACAATCGGGTAATCAGATTCTCGGAAGAAATGTGGAAATGTGCATCTTCATCGGTTCCTTATCTATCTACTGCGGATCAGGCAAGATTGGGCAAGTATCTTGATGCGATCGATGCTTACAATGCATGGGTACAGGCTCAACCAGAACTCGATCTTCCAGAAACTGCTCCAAAATCTTATGTTTTGGATACTCCTCCGGCAACTGCAGAGGTAGAAAGTGACGATCTGAATGATGTTATCAGGATGATGACAGACATGAAGGATGAACTGATAAACTCCCAGTCAGCCAGAATGCCCTGCAGGTTAGTTTCCTTTGATGCGGTGAGGTTGACGGACTATGTCAGCAAGATCAGAAAATTCCTGACTGATTACATCCAGAAGGTTCAACCTCTCGACCTTCCAGAATCAAGTCCAAGGGATGCGGTTTCAGGGACTGGAAAGGTAGGGGTGTGAAATGTGCTTATTAATCTTAACCAAAGGGTCGCCTAAACCATTTTTTAAACATTTGAAGATAAGAAGATGATTAAAGGTTCAAATGTCTGTTTTGAGTGTTTGGCCCATAAACATGGATACTATTCAGCTAAGGACATGTTAAATGATTATTATTGGATCAAGATGTTAACTACAAAACAAATAGCAGAACTTATTGGAGTAACTTTCTCGGCAGTAACCGAGAGGTTACACTTTTATAATATTCCTCTTAGATCCGTAGGATCAGCAGGAAGAATAGATCGTTATAGAAAGGAGGTGAGTTAAATGAGTCCGACAGTCATTAACCTAATTACCAATATAGTAGGTGTATTATTGGTTATTTTGGAGCCCATCAGGTCCTATTTGTCTTCTCAAACCTTTAACTGGACAACTTTTTTGATGTGCATAGGTGGTGCAATTGTTGCCTACTTTACCAGTAAAAGCACATTGTCCATACAGAAATGAAAGGAGGAAATTATGTTAGGGATAATTCTATTGGTATTTGCGTTTTGTCTATTGGTAATAGCGGCTTTTGGATGGACACCAAAACCACCTATCAATCTTGGGTGGCTCGGACTGGCTCTATGGGTTCTCTCCATTTTGCTTGGTGGGGTCCATATAGGGATCAGATAAAAAAGGAGGAGTTTATGAAAAGGAAGATCAGAGTTTCTATCGTCATGGTTCTGGTTTTGTTGGCTCTGGCGGCTTGCGCCTCATTTGACACGAATGCCTACAAAACTTTGGCTGTAGCTAAAACATCTTACACCCAAGCGATGTCTGCATTGGGAAGTTTGCAGACTCAAGGTAAACTTTCAGATGCAGAAGTCCAGAAAATTTTACCCATAGCAAGAACCTATTATCAGGCCTATCTTATCACCGAATCGGCTTATGAGGTCTATCATGCCAATCCAACAATAACGAATCAGGATCAACTGATCAGTCTTATGAATGATGTGGTCCTAAAATTAGGTAACTTGAGTCAAATTTTGATTCCCTATAACATTGCAGTAAATCAAATTGCAGTTCCTGCAAAATAAGGAGGTATACCATGACACCTGCGGCCATCATTATTGCCCAACTGATTTGTCAATATGGAATTCCAGGAGCGATCCAAATTATCCAGATCATCACTAAACCATCCATAACGGCGGCAGATATTGCGGCATTGAAAGATATTAAACCACCCGAGAGTTTTCTCACAATTAAAACCACTTGAAAAATATTAAGGTGGGTGGTCAAACAGGGCAAATACCAAGAGATAGGGCAGGGAGGTCAATCTTACGGGTTGACCTCATTCCTTCTTAAGCAACCGAAGTATTTCTATTAAAATTTTACAAATAAAAATAAACTGCCATTCTTTTTTATTTATACCTGCATGACCTGGAGAATCCCCAACTTGGGCTTGATATGCATTTAGTGATATCTCTAATTCTTCTAAACTATTCATGTTGACCTCATTCCTCCTCTCCCAGCTTAGTCCCATCTGCCTCCGTGTAAATATCTTCTCTTTTATCATCAAGGAAATCGAAACTCTTGTTTTGCTCCTTCCTCAGCAATCTGCGGGATTCCATAAAGAAATACTTTACTGCATCATAACGTTCATTACTGTTAGATTTGTCATAGGGATAGTGCAAGTAAGTCTCCTCAAACTCTTTCTGGTCGGTCTCTTCTTGAGTCATCTTTCCCCTCCTTCCTGATATACATAGCAATCCAAATACAATTCTGGGTAGTCAATACAGATATCATTTCCTCTTGAACACATACCAGTTTCATCATCATAAAAAGGGCACATTATTTCTTCTCTACCAGTTTACATAATTCATCTACCAAATCCTGATAATATGAGTCTGGTGTTTCATCCCATTGTCGTTTAAATTTTTCAATCCTCTCCTCCAACCCCTTCACTCGTTTCCTACCACAATCAACAGTTTCAAATTCCTTCCTCAGATTATGTCTCAACGTTTCATTATCTCTTTCCAACTCCTTCACCTTATTTTTTAATATTTCTATCGTAGAAAGATATTCGCAACCACGGCAGTATTCTCTTGCACCTGGAGCCCTGGAATGAAATTCGCCCTCCAACTCCTTGATGCGTTCAGCGGCCATTACCATTGTGTTACCCCATCCCATATGCCCTTCGGTCGCAATTTCATTGGCTTGATAATTTAATAATTCAATAATATTTATCTTCTCATCCATCTTTCCCCCCTTGGCCAATGGGATTAAGAACATTTAGCAAGATACATCATTAACCATATTAAAAATGCAATTGGAATCCAACTTAATAAAAAAGCTATCCCCATCCTGTCATGTTTATTCATTTATTTCATCTCTTAGTTGACGGTCAATGGGCAGGATTAATGTAAGTATGTATCCTGTGTGTGCTCAATCTAACGAGGTGAATTAGTCCCCGACTTACATTCACAGCTTATTAAGCCACCATTGGCCGCCTCACTTTTTCTTATTTCGTAAAAAAGCCATTAACTTTTTAAATGCTTTTTCGGGAGTTCTATAACAAGCCCATGGTCCGTGAGGTTGAACTGAAGCATGCCAACTTCCACTTGCTGTTCTAATAATTTCAATTTTATTTACTTGTGATACTTTCACTTTCCCTCCTAAAGGCGACCAATGGGCAGGTCTTCTACCTGAGTCACGTGTTGCAATAAGACATTGGCTCGACACGGAATACTTTCCCCGCAATGCTCCACCATTGGCCGCCTCACTCTTCATCTCTCTACCTTATTAAAAATGCAATTGGAATCCAAAGCAACTTCAAATTGAAAGTCAGATAATTTCTTCGCACAGGTTCTCAACGCATTCTTAAGGGGCAACCAATCTTTCTCTTCAATCCAATCGTCCATGTTATTAGTCAGATCCAGCAATTCTTCTTTTAATTCCTTTGCTCCGTTCATCTCTCCCTCACTTTAGGGGTCGGCAAACAAGCCGTCAGATTATACGTCCACGGGTTATCCCACAAGATAGAAGATAATCTTGCCGACTGACAGAAGTAAACTTTCCTTTCATTGCCTACCGACCCCACTATTTTACACTCTTTTATTTTCCCGTTGCCACCATTTTATCTACTCGGAATACCTTGATCCCAGGAATATTGGTTTCACCCTTTAATACCCGAACGATACCCCCTATCTTCTTTAAATTTGGAATAAGATATTGCCTTGGGATTAGGGATTCTTTTTCTATTTCAAAGTCCCAACTCTCCCTCATCGCAGCACCCATCAACTTGACTTTTGGTGTTTCGGGGGGGGCGATTATAACTTCGATAGGTTTAATGGCTTCTTCAACGGCCTCTTCTATAAGGGCATCAGCTTCTTCAAGGGCTCCTGCCTCGGCAAGTGCGGTAGCCTGTGCAATCTTTTCTTCTTCCTCCTTGTGACGGCGTTCCATCTCGGCCTTAATCGCCTCCTGACGAAGTTTCTCTTCCTCTGCCCTACGAAGAAGATCCTGTGCCACTTTGTAATTTTTCACCTGCCCATTCAGGTATTTCTCTGCCACTATCAGGGGAGCCTCGATAAGTGCCTTCTGATTCAGGGCTTCCTTATGGGCAGCATTAGCTTTGGTAATTATCGGATCAAATGTTTCAGAAATCTTCTTTCTAAGAGCTTTTATGGTAAGAAAAAAATCATTGGCCTTTACCAATGTTCCCTGATCCCTCACCACAATCATTTTTGCCTGATCGGGGATAGGCATCACTTCTTGTCTTACCACTTCAACTTGACTGATTGCTTCGTTCATGGGGCCTCCTTTGACATTCTTTGCAATTTGCCTGTAATTTATCCCAATGCGAATTGCATCGGGTAAATTCAGAATGTGATTTTAACAATTTGCATGTACAACAAAGCTTATGAGTATTAGGATTGCCTCCAGCATCTACAATCCTTTTTCTTGCATGAAGAATCATATGATAGACATTATTCTCACAAATCACTATTGATAGATCATCATCGATAGTTTTAACATGATGAACAACTACTTTTAAGGGAAGGGGGTATCCTAATACCTTTTCTGCTACAAGTCTTGAATTAAAAATATATCCATCACAGTTTGCTTTTGGATGATCTAAACATTTAGTCATTAATCTCCCATCCTTGTGAATCCTTGACCCGTTCCAGTTCTCTCTTCTATGCATTTTCCCTCCATCTCGCTACGGTTAAAGCTGCCAAAAACACCGGCAGGAGCAATTTTGGTCTTTCAATCGGCTCCAATTTATAAGTCCCGTCATCATGAAGATAAAGATCGAATACCTTCTTGATGGGAATATTATTGACTCGGCACAACTCCCAATAAGCAGCATCCTGTAGTTCGTCTATCTTAGCTGAGGCTCCGGTCTTTAAATCAATAAGTACTAAACATCCGTTTAGGTATCCAATGCGATCAATCCTGCCAGCATAGAAATAGATTGGATGGTAGAGCTTATGTTCAATATACCCAGGGTGGGCTACCGATCCCGTATCTTTCCGAAATTTCACATAGGCATCAAGATAGGGTCTTATCCTCTCATCAACCGTTGACCAATCTAATTCATCATGGTCAAGATATTCAGTGGCAAGATGGATTAAACGCCCTCTCTCTAAATACCAAGGATCAACCTTCCATCTGTTATCGAGTATGGAAAGGCATTGAGTCACCGAGATAAGTTTCCGGTCTCCTAAAGTATAGGTATGAGTGGATTCATCAAGGTTGAGCATTGCCATCGGATAGCTCCAGTTTCACCTTTTCGCAGATTTCATCGTAGAGATCACGGGTGATATCTGTCGTCGATTCAAAATCATATTCTCGATAGAGCCATTCTTTGATCTGATCATCGGTAGCCCCGGTCTCCTTGGCGATTGCATAGAATCGTTTTCGCTGAGGTTCGGAGATGATTTCACCCTTTGACTTATCGGCGGTCGGTTGAGACTTGCCATTCTTCTTCTGAGGCTCCTTCTTCTGGGGCTCCTTTAGTGGGGATTTGCCATTCGGTCCGACTTCCATCCCCTCTGGAAGATCTTCAATGTCTTGATCGAAGATATCTGAGGCCGCTGTGATGGTGAGCGTCATATCTATGAGTGCCCTTTTTTTCGCCATCTTGAGGATTGTGTTGGCAACGTCAACCGGATTCATTCTGACTTGCTTCTGTTGATAGGGAGCTTTTTCTCCTTTCTTCCAGACAGTTCGTTTCCTATCCGTAGGAGCCTCATTGAACTCTTCTTCACAGACTGGTTTTCTCCACTTATATTTTTCTTCATTGGAAGAACATTCTCCGATACCGACTCCAAGTAAAGTTCCTAAAGCCTGGGAAAATCCTTTGACGGCGATCCTATATCGTATTTCATCCTCGGTTGAAAGATCCGTGATATATTCCGATGGATCGGCCCCGATGTGAAATGTTGAAAGAAGTTTTTCGGCCCCAGGTTTATAAAGGGTAGGTTTAGGTGTTCCTGGGATGATGCCGTAATGGTGATCTTTTTTCATCACGGCTTCCATGACTTCTTGAATAAGTTGCACTTGAGCTTTAATCTGCATTGCCGTCAGTGGTTTCTTACCATACATTTCAATTGCATTTTCCATCTTCTTCCTCCTCGTCTAATTCTTTTTTTCTATCTTCTTCTGATTCCATTTCCCATTCCTCGCCATGCCAAAACAAATGTCGTTTAAGAGTGCTAAACGGGATAATTAGCATATCGTAGAAATCCTTTTAACGGAGTAGGTCACATAAGTTCATAATTCCCTCCGTGCAACCCTCACAAATTCCCCCATTATTCCTTTTCTTGTGGTTTTTCCTTTGTGACAGACTGGATAATATCAATCACATCCTTCTTGATTTCATTCTTGAAATCTTTACCAGTTTTGATAGCCGATTCAATGTTTTTAGGCGTAATTTGTTGGGCAACCATCATTCCAATAATGGTATTTCTTGAGGGAGTTATTATGGCCAGAAAAAGGAAGATTCCGAAAAGCCATTTTGCCCATCTAAATTTATTAACTACATTCAATAAATCCTCATCATCATCCATCGTTCCCAATACTTTGAAAAACACTAAAATAATCAATCCTAATCCCAAAATAATTACACCCCCCGTAAAAGTTATAATCAAGTTTTCAATAAAACCTAATAAATAAATCAACCACGGACTAATTATTGGTTCCATATTTGTCTCCCTTCTTTATGATACTCACAAATTCCCCTATGACATATAGGGCTAAAATAACCATTATCCCGGCCCCTGCCACCTTAAACCATTGAGCCCAAGTCAAAATATCAGATAGATGCCGTTCCATCATTGGGAGCCTCCTTCTCAAATCCTTCTACCTGTGTAGCAAGTTTTTCTACTTCTTCTTCAGTTAGGTATCCTCTTACATCCCCATCTGCAACAGGATTGTCATAATGTAATGTTCCATTCTTCCTAACAGCCAATTCATATAATCCTTTATCTCCACCATAAGAATATTGAAATTGAATTACGGATACCTCAAAACCATTTTTAAAGGTCATTATTGCCTGTACTCCTCCCATTCCAGAAGGATGAGGATTAAATTTCAGTTCTTGAAATTTCATTGGGAGCCTCCCTTTTTATTTTTATAGAACCTTTCAAACTCGTACCATACTCCATTAACTTTAGCTTCCTGTTTGGTATGGGAAATGGATTGGATAACACCGTCTTCAAGTCTGCCCGGAGAAATCCAAATCAGGACATCTTCTCCACGGAGAAAAGTATCAGGGTTGATACGATTTACGGTGAATGATTTCATTTTCTTTTATCCTCTTGTTCGACTCCTTTCCCCTCGACTATTTTCCTCATCACACTCATGATGTCTATCTGTTCCTCTGTCAGAATAATCTGGAAAATTGTCTCCTCTTTGGACCGATTAAAAAATGTGTTCTCTTTTCCATTTGTGACTTCTTTGGAAATCCAAATTTTATATTTAGTCATTTCTCTTGTCTCCTTTCTGTGATTTCCTCCTCCCAAGCATCTTTGTGTATCTTCCAAGACCATTCGGCCTCCTTCGCTGAGGCTTCTAATGCGACAATGCGAATATAATTACCGCATGAACAGTAAAGTAATAATTCACCATTGAACAAAGTTGCTCGAAGTAAGTGCATTAGCTCTCCGTGGGTTCTGCCTTGGCAATGGCTTCACTTTTTAAGAATGGTTTTCCATTGACATATTCAATTTGAGCGGTTTGAGCAATCACCTTTAGATATTCAAAATTACCCTGTAAAGCCTCTACTATAATCCGGCCTTGAATCCTTGCCCATTGTTTATGCTCTTCTAAAAGATCTGGACAAGAGGCGATCAAGTGGACGTTGGCCTCTCTTTGTTCTTCCCCCACATCAACGGCCCACAAATCACAAATGGCCTTACCATCTAATGTCGATATTTCATAAGTTGTTCCATAATACCGTAGTTTATTAAGTTTCCATGGCCCTGATGTATATTTCATTTTCCTTCTCCCATAATAGATGCCGAAGAATTCTGTCAGATTTGCTTCTAACTTGGGCTCACATCTTGTCTTGCGACACGTCGGAAAGTTTCCTCAAGAGCTTACGCCAATGAGGTTCAAGTGCCGGGACTGCCCTATCCCGGAGTGCCCTTCCGAACAGATGCTCTTTTCAGCTTGAACCTGGATTATCCAGGGTGGCTGAAACCATCTCTCATTCAAAATGTCTTCGCTTATCATATAAGATTCCTCGGCATCCTTTATCGTATCCCTCATTCAAAATGTGTGCGCCTCTGACAAATGCCCAGCACAACGCCAGCAGGATCAGATAAGTGATTAATGCAATTAGTAAAAGTATTTAATCCGCCCGTTCAATCCTTTCCTTCATGTAGCCCTTCTCGTCAGTATCGGGAAGATCGGATTCTTTTCCCAATGTGACCGCCTTTCCTCCGCTGCTAATTTCCATCGTCATTCCATCTTTTTTTAGATCGGTATCCATTTTTTCGATTTGGTCAAAAAGTTTACCTTGCAAGGCACTCCATTCAAATGTCACAGAGTCCTTTATTTTTTCTTTTGTAAAAGAAATTGAGACCTCACAGATATTTTTTCCTTTGACCACTCCGATCTTCGCACCGAAAGAGATTGTGAGTGGATCTTCGCCTGCATTTGCCCATGCCTGCTCCAAATCTTCAGTATAATATTTCAACATTCCTTGAATCTTGTTCGGGATGATTGACAAAGCTCCTTTGATGCTCATGTTCCCTCCTTTCCTTATTTAAGTAATTTAACGTCTCTTCTTCTTGAAAACTTAGCTACCTCTGATTCCATCATTCGTTTCGTTGGAGCCTTTACAGAGTGAATCCATCTTTTGCGCTGACGGTATTCTTTTTGATTTTTCGGTTTAATCACTTTCACAAACCAGCACATCAAAATAGCTTCCCACATTGGATGTCCTTGTTGGGGCTTATCCATGAAATAACCATTTTCGAGTTCAATAAATCTTTTAATAACCACTTCTTACTCCTCCTTTCTGGGGTAGGTTGGAGAGGATTCCAAACTGGAGATGAGTAGAGCCAGTGCTTTCGCCCCACCCGCTAATCTTTTGACTGTAGTTCACGCAAGATCTCAATTAAGATATTGGCGATAAGTTGCAAAAGTAGGGTTTCCCTGCCAATCTCACAGATAGTAATTTCATTAAAAGCCCTTTCCAACTTTTCAAGTGAATTGATAATCATCACCTCCTTTTTTAGAAACTTGTCCTGTGGTTTTGGATCCCTTTTCATCCCCTGTTCCGTCGGTTTCCCGATCTGACAGGTTAATGTCAGGTCGCCTTTTAGGTCTACGGGAATTCCCGTTGACCACTAATTTAGCTGTCGCCACCCCCATATCCAATTCCCGTAGGACTGCTTTCGCAGGGACTTAGGTTCGGTCAACACCTGACAAATGGTTTTGGGATTCCTCATGGTTTTACCATTCTTCCAAACTTATCTCTTTTAAGAGGATACTTACCTCTTGATTTTAATTCCCTGACCATTTCCAAAAGAGTTTTACCTAATATCGATACCTTCTTCTTTTCCATTTAAGCCTTCCTTTTAAACCATTTTAAGGCATCAACAACCATCATCCTGGCACTTATTACAGATAAAACCTCATCACCGGGAGCAAATTTATAGGCTTTTTCAATTCGATTGGCTTCAATGATTTTCCACCATTCCTCAGAATAAGGTTTAATCTTTGATTCGTTATTCGTTTTTCTCATTTTACCCTTCCCTCTGTTTTTGTTTTTTCATTTTCTATCTTTGCAAGGGCACAAGTTAGACATTTCCGATTAGGTTTGGCTGGATGCTTTCTACATATGAATTTTCTCATGTTAAGCCTCTTTTATGCCTTTTGACCGGAGAGATCCCTTTTCTTTGTGCCTTAGAGGGGGGTTTTTGCAGTCTAAACCGACCAAACACGAGACTTCAGCATAGGGTGAGTGTCTGTATAGGGGGCAATGGGTCGAAATGCATTTTTCACCCGTATAGCCATTACATTCATAGCAATTTGCCCAAATAGCCTGTTTACGGGTAAGAGGCTTTCCTTCAGTGAACTTTTTATGCTCGGAAGCACCCTTAATTTGACTCATTTTTTATAATTCCACCTTTTATTCCAATCTGAATACATCCGATTTTGATTTGAAATTAATTTCGACAAAAATTGTATAATTGACTCAGTTTCCATTTTTGTCTTTTCACCATCTTCGCAGGCCTGTAAAATATTAGAAAATACTTTACCTAATTTTTTATTGAAGTGAGTAAACATCTGCCTTATCTCCATCCGACCAGTTCCATTTGTTGAAACTTTTCTATTTTTAATCCACTCATGGATTTTTTCTTTGGGAATGTCGAGGGCTTTAGAAATGACAGGTAAAGTTGAACCTTTTGCTAAAAGGTCAAAAACATCATTTTTCTTATTGTTGTTGATTTTCCATACAGCGCTATGATAAGAAGTTCGGATTAATGATTTGGGAAGTATTTTGGAAAATTCATCAAAGATTCTTTTTCTTGAATATTTTTTTTCAACCAGAAGAATCATTGTTCGGCATATATCGTTTTTAGTTGGAGGCAGGGGTCCACCAATATTGGAACTGAGTGCTAATTTTACGATTTCAATAGTGCTATCTTCGTTGATAACCTCTGCTTCGATTATCTCTATATTTGCATCTTTGTACGCTTCAATGCGGTGTCTCCCATCTATGATGTAATAATCTTTTGTAATTTTAATTGGAGGCAAAGGAACTCCACCCTCTATTAGACTCCAAAGATAGAGTTCATGCTCATGGTTAATAATGCTACGGATACCAAAACGATCCTTCAGTTCCGATATTTTGACTTGAATAATAATCTTTCCCATTTTATGCCTCCTTTATCCAATTAATAAAAAGTTCTTTGTCGTATGAATCTGCCATAGCCCAATATTTCTTTAATTGTTTTAGAACGACACTGTCCTCTATGATTTCATCTTGTTCATTCTCTTCCCCATTAACAATGTTCTCTTCTGGCCTTGCCATCGGCAACCCATCAATTACATCTTTTACGTGTTTCGCTGTTACTTTTCCATCCGGTGCAGTCTCAACTGCTTTCTGCCATACTTTCTTTTGTTGTTCTGGTTCGAGAGATGCAAGGGCGGCGGCGTGTGATTCTTTTTGGGGAAGATTGTCGGAAATTTCCGACAAATTCTGTGAAATCTGTGCGGCTCCAATTAACTCATAGGCTCTTTGTCGTTTTAAATCCCATCTCTCTTTGCAATATTCCTCAAAGGTTTGGAAAATAAGTTTATAAAGTTTCTCTTTTTGAATAATTAAGAGAGCAGTTCCAACTTCTACGAAATGAGCCATTCCCTTTTCAATGATTTTTTCTAATTGATTAAGTCGTTTCTCAGTATCCGTGGATAATTTAAATTGGTGATCTATAGCAAGTTCCATCAGCAACCTCCTTGATTGTTGATGGGAAGATTACCACAAAAGGTAAATCCTTGTCAAGTCTTTTTTTTGATAAATAAATTATTTCTTATTTTTCTTCGGAATCGGAATCTTCGATTAACTCTCGGAGGGGTATGTGGAAGACCTTTGAAATCTTAATTAGAACATCTACTGGAATTGTATGTTGTCGATTATATTGACCATCTTCGTAATTCTTAATATTAGACTTGGACTCACTTATCATTAAACCAAAGGTTTCCCTTGATAGTTTGCCTCTAATCTTTCTAATTCTTTTTGCTATTCTTTTTATCTCTTTTTCTGGATGTTCCATAAAAATATCTTGACTTTCAATTACCTATTGTGGTAAAGTCCCCACTATGAATGAGAAGAAAATCAAAAAAAGGTTAATCGACCTCGGTTTAACTCAAACCGAACTCAGCCAACAGATCAACATTCCAAGGAATCGAATTAATGATGCAATAAAGGGTAGGCGAGAGGGCAGACGCTACACCCAACAAATCCTTGATTTCCTTTACCCACTCATTAATTCAAAAAAAGGGAACTTGCCCACAGGTTGATACTTGCAAAGACTGTTCCATAATAAAAACAGTTGCCATTTCTGTAAACCGACGGAAGAAATCATGCCAAGTTTTGGCATAAATGACAACAATTTGCGTCAAAAAATAGAGGGGAGCACCAACTCTCCTCTTAGAGGGGCCAGGGAGCGGAACCTTTTGGAAGGGGTGACAAGTCCCTGGCCTCTTTTTTGAAATTCTATCAAATCATTAAGTTTTGGGCAACTATTTTTTGAGGGGGGACTTTACAGCCATGACCACAATTGATATGCTTCTCTGTTTAGAGGAGGGCGAAACCATGAAAGGGAGCATATCAAATTACAAAGAAAATCGGTGGAGGATCAGGCTGTATTGGAAGGGTCAGAGAGTGCAGATTTATCGAAACAAGAGAGGGGAGATCCTCGAAGGGAAGGTTCAGGCTCAAAAGGCTTGGATTCACCTAAATCAGGAGATCGAGGATAAAATCTTTGACCTATCAGAATGGACTAAGGAGAAGCCTTTCCTTCTAAAGAACGCCTTTGAGATATTCCAGAAGGCCAAACAGTGTGAACAGGAGTGGAAATACGCCAGGGGTAGGGCGTTTAAGAATTACATTAAGCCCCAATTTGGTGACATGGATATACGGGAGATTACCACCACTCACGTCAATCAATTTCATGGGCATCTCATAAGCAAAGGATTGAAGGGAAAGACGATCAAGAATATTCTTGGGGTCCTTCGTTCAATTCTCCGGTTCAACGGCATTGGTCAAAAGATTATATGGCCCGTGATTGAGGTCCAGACTGAACCTGTGAAGTGGCTCACCCGGGACCAGCAAGAGATGATCATGGAATATCTGGAAGAAGAGGATAGGGCTATCTTCCGGTTCCTACAAATCACAGGCTGCCGACCTTCTGAGGCGTGTGCTTTACAGAGGGATGACATTGATTGGAGTCATGGGATTATCACCGTCAGACACAGCATGGGACTTAGGCGAAGGGTGATTGATCATACAAAGACGTCAAGAATCAAGATTATCCCTATCTCTGTTTTTGGGGAGTATACTTCGATCCTCAAACCTAAAGAAGTGACTCCTTTTATTTTCAGTCGAGACGGCCGCCCTTACCATAAACAACGCCTTCAAAGGGCGTGGTTAAGAACTGTCAAGAAAGCTCAACAAAAATATCCTGTCCCTTCAATCCACGTCAAAAATGCCTTCCGACACTCGATGGCTTCGCAACTCATCAATGCCGGAGTTCCTATCGAAGCGATTTCAAAGATGCTCGGCCATTCTTCCATCCGTATGACCGAGAAAGTCTATGCCAATATTCTGCCCGAGACAGCTTGGGGATACAGGAAATTAATTTCATTTGAGATAAAAGAAAAGGCAAATGGCAATTCTTAAAGACAAAGTGATAGTTGATCTATGCTCTGGTAGCGGGAATTGGTCAGAACCATATAGGAAGGCTGGATATATTGTTATTCGACACGATATTGCAATGGGGCCAGATCACGATGTTCGATTCTTGCCAAAGCCTAAAATAAAAACTTACTGTGTTCTTGCTGCCCCCCCTTGCACTTATTTTGCTTCATCCGGTGCAAGATGGAAAAGAACTTCAGCGGAAATGATTGAGGGTTTATCGGTTGTTGATGCATGTTTGAGATATATAATTTTTTCAAACCCCCATTTCTGGGCCTTGGAAAATCCAGTAGGGAAATTAAGTTCGTTTTTAGGTAAACCCGATTATTATTTTGACCCATGTGATTTTGGTGATTCTTATACTAAAAAAACTTGTCTTTGGGGAAAGTTCAATAAACCGATACTGAAACCTGTTCAACCGGTAGGTAAAAATCCAATCCATTTTATGTCACCATCCCCAAATCGGGGGATTAACAGAAGCATTACACCATTAAAATTTGCAGAGGCATTTTTTGAAGCAAATCAATGAATGGGTCACAAATGGGTCATAATTCTGGAACTACATCGTAAGGGGTTAAAATTACAATGGAAATAAATATTGACACGAGGTTCGACTCCTCGTCCCCCAATTCACATTCCTTTTTAATTTCCAGTATTAAACCCCGTTTTCAAACCACCAAACCAAATTCATTAATCATCTTAAACAACTACAAACCTGACATCAATGTTTATGCTGTGTCGCCAATGGGTCCCAGCAAGGAGATACCATGAATCGAATTATAAAATTTAGGGCGTGGGACAAGGAAGAGAATGTAATGGGTGAAGTGATAACTATGGATTTAATGGATGCTGGTTCAATCCGTTATTTTTTAGACAATTCTAACGATATTTATGACCAATATAAAGAAAAATGTGAACTCATGCAATTCACTGGTCTCCTCGACAAGAATGGGAAGGAAATTTATGAAGGGGATATTATCAGGGAAGATGAATTTATCGGTGATGTACGATTTTTGCACGGATCTTTTCTTATCTGGTATGGAAATGTTCCTAATGATTGGTGTCACGAATATATCCCCTGTTATGTCGAAACAGATCAGCTTAAAGATGGTGAAGTCATCGGAAATATTTATTCTAATCCTGAACTCCTCAAGGAGATAACATAAAAACACTTAAAGATTACCTATTCTATCGGGATGATTGGTCCACCATCTATTGTGGGGATTGTTTGGAAGTGATGAAAACCTTTTCTGAAAATTTAGTTGATAGTGTTGTAACCGATCCTCCTTATGAACTTGGTTTTATGGGCAAGGCATGGGATAAAACGGGAATTGCTTACAATGTTGATATGTGGAAAGAAATTTTAAGGGTGTTGAAACCAGGCGGATACTTGCTTTCTTTTGGTGGTACCCGAACCTATCACCGTATGGCTTGTGCGATTGAAGATGCGGGGTTTGAGATAAGGGATATGGTGGAATGGATGTATGGGAGCGGATTCCCGAAGTCGCTGAATATAGGCAAAACAATAGATAAGTTACAGGGGAATGGGAGGGAAGTGATTGGAACAAAACAACACGCAAAAAAGGATTTTAAAAATAATCTTTATGCACAAGATTCAGCAAATAGAAATAATAAAAAAATATTTGGATATGGAAAAGAAGAATTAACTAAAGGCAATTCCGACTGGGAAGGTTGGGGAACTGCCCTTAAACCAGCCCATGAACCTATCTGTATGGCAAGAAAGCCATTAAGTGAAAAGACCGTTGCCGAGAATGTCCTGAAATGGGGAACGGGGGGAATAAATGTTGATGGATGTAGGGTGCCGACCAATAGGGACAACGTAAACTCTCGCAAGGATAAGTCAGGGGGATGTGAATTTTTTATGAAAGGCGACAAGAGAGGCGAAACAGAATGGAATGGCGTACAAGGTCGCTTTCCCGCCAACCTCATCCACGATGGGAGTGAGGAAGTGGTGGAATTGTTTCTGGTAATAGGTAAAACGCATGGTGGTAGAAGTGGAAAACAATCAAATGGTATTTTTGGAAAATTTGGTGGTGAATATCAAGATATAGGCGATTCCGGTTCCGCCGCCCGCTTCTTTTATTGTGCGAAGGCTTCAAAGAATGAACGAGGCAATGGCAACAATCATCCCACTGTCAAACCTATTGTCCTTATGAAATATCTTATAAAACTTATTACCCCACCAAACGGAATAGTCCTCGATAATTTTATGGGAAGTGGATCAATTGGAAAGGCAGCAATATTAGAAGGATTTAATTTTATTGGAATTGAGAATGAGGGAAAATATTGTGAGATTTCAGTGAAGAGATTAAGGCAAGAGGTATTTGATTTTAGGAAGGAGCCCTCATGACACCTTTGGGTAAGCTCATTTTAGTGTGCCTCATATTTTGGGGAATCGTCATCGCGATGATTGTTAGGGGATGCGGATGAAATATGGGTCAGTGCATCGAGGGCATTTTGTTTACACACCCAAACTGGAACCGGATGAAAGCAAGGGATCAGGACAAAATGAGCGACCTGGACACTGGCTCTCAATATTATCCCCGGCCTGGCTAAGGATTTTTCCTCCTTGGCAGGAACCCTCCCTGCAAATGCTGGGTCGGGGATAGGAGGTAATTATCGGTAAAGCTCCTGCATTTCAATTCTATGTAAAAGACTGGTTAAGCGATCCAGAGCTTCAATGTGTATCAGCTTCCTCAAGAGGTTTGTGGATTGATGCCCTTTGCTATATGTGGGAAGCCCCAGAGAGAGGAAGGTTAACCGCAACGACAGAAGAACTTTCCAAATTACTCAGGGCTACCAATGGAGATTTCACACAATTCTTAAATGATCTAAAACGTCACAAATTTGGTGATGTGACAATTCGTGACAACGAAGTGACATTAATAAATAGAAGGATGTTTAGGGAGCAAAAAGATAAAGAAAATCATATATTACGCCAAAAGAAGTATAGAACCAAACAAAAAAGTGACAAAGAAATGACGCCCCCTTCTTCTTCTTCATCTCCTTCTCCTACTCCAATACAAAAGAAAATATATAAAAGAAAAGTATTGTCTGATGATGAATTCTTAGCTTCTCTTAAAGAGAAATTCACCTGGATAGATTGGGAACAGACGATGATTAAGATGGATGCCTGGTTAATGGCTAATCCGGGAAGAAAAAAGACAAGGCGCTTTATTGTAAATTGGATAAATAAGATTGAAAAACCACTCAAAATAAAATCAAACATTGAAGGGGATTATCCAAGGGCGAGGGATGTTTTGAAAAAACAGGGGATAGAATATTGAAAGGAGGAGTTATGGGACTAACACAACAGGACTTTAATTTAGTTAAAGGAATATCAGATTCAGTAGAAAAAATTCTAAAATTATTAGAGGGGAAAATGACATTAGAACCAGAGGAGAAGCCAAAGGAAAAGTGTTGGTGTGATATGGATAAAGTTCTTTTTTGGAATTATAGAAAAGAGGGATTAATGCCATATCCAAATATTTTAAAACCAAATTTTTGTCCTGTCTGTGGTAAGCCAAAGAAGGAATGGGCCAAATGATGCAAAAACTGAAGGATCGTAAGCGATCAGAAGCGGAGATCACCAAAGAGATCCGGGTATATCTCAAAATCAAAGGGGTTTGGCATTACAAACAATGGCAGGGATTAGGTTCGCTTCATGGAATAGCCGACATAATAGGGATTTATGGGGGTCAATATCTTGCCATAGAAGTGAAAAGGGAAGGTGGGAAACTCTCCGATAAGCAATACTTTTTCCTCCAGAGAGTTAGAAAATTAGGGGGTCTTGCTTTTGTGGCCCGATCTCTTGAAGATGTTGACAACGGGTTGGCCGGAGAAGGAAAGCTTGAATGACCAATCATGACAAAGGGTTTGTCTTTGAATATCGCGATAAATTTAAGGGTGACAAGAAACTGCCGTGCCTCAAATGTTCTGATAGAAGGATATTGGCGTGTTCGAAGATAAAACTAAACGGGAAGATTGGGTGTGTGAAATTTAACAAATATGTCAGCCCGAGGGATGGGAGGAGGTGAGAAAATGGAAAAGACTAAAGTGCAAGAAGCAATTTTGGAATATCAAAAGAAGCTCATCGAGCATTCTAAGATTGAAAAGGAATCTTCTGAGATTACTAAATCCATTTCTTTGCCAGAAAAGCGAGTTGAGTTATCACTGGAAGAAGTAACGGAAGCAAGAAAGAAGATGATTTTGGCAATTCAGAAAGAATGTGGTTGTTAATCAATGCGGGATTCTAATGGGAGGAGGTGAATTGGGTTACATTTTCTTCGATTTGATTATTTTAGATTCGGTTTCCTTAATTTAAATTCAATTCACTAAAAGGAGGTTATTATGCAAAGAGATTCAGAGAAATCAAGGAAAAGTTGGGAATTAGGGAATGAAATTATTGTTAAATATTTGGAGGGGAAAATTGAGGGGACCGATAAAATCAGGGTTGCCCAAACGGCCTGTAATATCCATGCCCGAATGGTGGCAAGCGAGGCCAACATGGAAACGAATAGGCTGGTATTGGGCAAGATGATTTATTCGGATGAAAAAGAATTGAAAAAATATATTCAGAGTTCCATGCCCCAGATGATGATTGAGAAGAAGTGAGTTGTTTTGGGTTGGATTAGGTTGTTTTTTATTATGTTGCTTTCCTTTGGATTACTTTTGTTTAGGTTACGTTCGATTTAATTTAATTGTATTCATTTTAAAAAGGAGGTCTATCATGTATGAAATCGAAAGAGAATTAGAATCATTGTGTCCATATTTACAGAATAAACCGAAACAGAGGGAATTCATTCTTGATAAAGATGGAAAATGGGTAGAGAAACCAGAACCGACCATCAAGAGAAATCGGGTTGATCCCGAAGAGGCTGGCTATCATGACGAAAAAGGATGGTATATCCCATCAAGGCAGATTTGGGCATCCATGAGAAATTCATCTGGTCAGGTTCAACTTGGGAAGAGTAAATTAAACAGGCTTTCTAAGTTTTATATTGCTACGGTTCGGGTTGAACCAGCACAAATTTACATCCACAAGAAAAAACCCGATGCGATTTACAATGACCCCTGTTTTAAAGAAAGCAAAAAGGGTGGGGAAATGGTTTATAATCCTCGGCCTATGTTCAATTCTTGGAAGGCAAAAATCAAAATCGTTGTTTTGGAAGATTCGATTCCAGAAGAGAAGATTGAGGAATGTTTGATTTATGCCGGACTCTATAAGGGCATTGGATCAAGAGCACCGGAATTTGGGAGGTTTAGGATTGTGAAATGACTTTGTTTGGATTTTATTATGTTGCTTTCCTTTGGATTACTTTTGTTTAGGTTACGTTCGATTTAATTTAATTGTATTCATTTTAAAAAGGAGGTCTATCATGTATGAAATCGAAAGAGAATTAGAATCATTGTGTCCATATTTACAGAATAAACCGAAACAGAGGGAATTCATTCTTGATAAAGATGGAAAATGGGTAGAGAAACCAGAACCGACCATCAAGAGAAATCGGGTTGATCCCGAAGAGGCTGGCTATCATGACGAAAAAGGATGGTATATCCCATCAAGGCAGATTTGGGCATCCATGAGAAATTCATCTGGTCAGGTTCAACTTGGGAAGAGTAAATTAAACAGGCTTTCTAAGTTTTATATTGCTACGGTTCGGGTTGAACCAGCACAAATTTACATCCACAAGAAAAAACCCGATGCGATTTACAATGACCCCTGTTTTAAAGAAAGCAAAAAGGGTGGGGAAATGGTTTATAATCCTCGGCCTATGTTCAATTCTTGGAAGGCAAAAATCAAAATCGTTGTTTTGGAAGATTCGATTCCAGAAGAGAAGATTGAGGAATGTTTGATTTATGCCGGACTCTATAAGGGCATTGGATCAAGAGCACCGGAATTTGGGAGGTTTAGGATTGTGAAATGACTTTGTTTGGATTTTATTTTTTTTGGTTGATTTTGATTATATTATTTTATTAAGCTTGGGTTTGTCAAATATACAATCGCCAAATTAAGAATTTATTAGATTCTAAGCAAAAAGCATTTGAACTTGCAGAATCTGAATGGAAGGAATCAAGAATGAAAATGATTTCAGCGATAAATGAGGATGCGGAATTGTGTGGAAATGAATGAGGGATTATAATGGAAGGAGGTTATTATGGAAAAAAGAATTTTTAAAGCTGGTAAAGGGAGTAGTTTTGATGATGAAAAGGCACAGGTTTATGGGGAATTTCTCTGGAAGATGAGGGAAGAAAATGGCGATGTTTTAACTCCACATCAGATTGTCGACAAGGCCAAACCCAAAAATTCCCCGATCCATGAATATTTTGAATGGGATGATGGGATTGCCTCGGAGAAATATCGAATTTGGCAGGCTCGTTATCTCATCGGTCTGGTAAAGTTTTATCTCATTGACATTCCCCTTTCACCCAAATAAGATGAAGGAAAAAGGAGGGTGAGAAGATGAGTTCGGGAAGAATGATCCAACTTGAAGGATCTCCTAAAGATAAAAAGAAAGAATTTTGGGAAGGTAAAAGGATTATGATTTCTGGACAAGCGACTACAGCCCTTAATATTCCCAGTGAGAACGGAATATTGACATTTTACCCCACAGGAAAATTTGCAGAATTAGGTATTGAAATATGGGCAACAGCAATATTGAGGTCTTAAGGGAGGGTGAGAAGATGACAATCACTGATGAGATTGATAATAAAATCTCTGAATTTATAGGAAGAACAGGCAAGGAACCGACAAGTATTTATCTTGGTAAAAGCGAATGGAATTATCTTATGGGCTGGGCTAAAAATTGCTGCCAGCATTCTTATCCTTTAAATGGAAAAGATATTCCAGAATATAAAGGGAAACAAATATTTCAGGTAATCGCTGATTCTCATTTGGGTATTGGATGAAGGAAAAGGAGGGGGAAGAGATGAAGAAATTATTTCTGTTGGCGATGATTGGGTTGTTGGTGAGCGGGTGTGTGGGTGCCACAGGATGGGTAAAGGGGGACGGTCAACCATTTGATCAAGCACAATTTGAGAAAGACAGGGAAGAATGTAATAGAGGATGGGGCATATGCCTAACGGTAGATATTCTAATTACGGGAGGATTCGTTTCTCTAATCCACTACTTTGAAGCCAGGCATTGTATAACAACAAAAGGATACGTAAGAGAAAATTCTAAAGAAGAAGCAATTCAAAATGCATCGAAAGGGAAAACAGAAGGAGAGAAGATAATTCCAAATAAAGAAAGCCGTGATGAAATTTGGGTGATGGTTTGGCCTGAAGGAAGATTTTATCACCTACCTCCTTGCCCAGTTGTTAAATCCTACAATGGACTGAATATGAAATTGAAGGATGCTGAAAAGAGGGGATATATGCCATGCCCTCATTGTATAAAATAAGGAGGTCAGATGCCCGAGAAAAAGTTAGATGGTGGCTCTTATGCTGAAGAGATTGTAAGGATATTTAAACTTGGCAGGTTGGGAAGGAAAATTCTCGCTGAAAAAATAGAATTATTAAAACTCCGTGAACTGGAGCAAAATGAATTTATTGATTTTCTTAAATTATGGATCACGACTTGGAAGAAAAAGAAATAATCTTCATTGGAGAAAAGTGAAGTGCCCGAGAAAAAGTTAAACGGTTGGCTCTATGGATGGAAAGATATTGCCGAGTATGTTGGATGTTCAGCCAAACAGGCCCAGTATTATGCAGCGAAACATCATCTTCCCATTGTTAGATTACCCAACAATAAACCCGCTGCCAAGCCATCAGAAATTGACCATTGGATGAGGGCACGAAGTTCTACTTAAGAAAGTAAAATTATTAGGAGAAAGTGATTTATGTTTGCTCATCAGGTTATTGAAAGTCTTAAATTAATAGATGTTGCAAGATTGCCAATGAGAGATTTTATTATAACCTCTATCAGCAATGCACAACAATTTCACATGGGGAATATAGAAGATTTGCAGAAATTTTCAAATCATTTAGCAGGACACATTTTATTCAAAGATGATATGGCAGAAAATGTAAGACTTCCGTATAAATTAACGTGGTTTGATTATACCAGCATGAGTAAGAATAAACCTTCTAAGATTGGAATTTTAGCAGAAGAAAATAAAAAAGATGAAATAGTAGCCATTTTTTTTGGATTTTCTTCTAAATTAAATTTTTGGGTTGCATTACCATATAGAATTAAAATATCAATCGGTACTGGATGCAGTGAATTGAAAAACTTGTATTCAGATATTACCAAAGAAGAAGTTGAGTCACATTTTCAATTAGAAAAAGGCTTTTGGTTGGGAGGTTTGAATATTTCATTATTATTTTTATCCTGTAAAAATATAGGAGTTAATAAAATATTGCCCCCAGAAAAATTGAATTTTAAAAGAAAAAACCAAGGGAAAACTCCATTATTTAGCTATCACGTTTTGTATCTTCGCCAAACAAGTCCAAAAGAAAAATCTATTCCTCAAAATCTTTGGAAAAATCGGATTCATTTATGTCGTGGACATTTCAAGTTATACACCATTGAACATCCTTTATTTGGAAAATTTACAGGTCGTTATTGGTGGCAAGCCCAAGCAAGGGGAAATAGAAAAATGGGAATTATTTTAAAAGATTATGAGATTTGTCCAACCCTTGTCCAGCCATCTATTGTCCCTTGAGAAACAACAATAAAAATTAATCAATCTTTCGCTTCTATTCCCTTCTATTCCCTTCTATTCCCATCCACACCCTTCTTATTTGCCTCATCTCGCCTTGACTTTACTTTCTGTTTAGTATAAGCATACATCATACACTAAACCTTAATTCTGTGGACATAGGATAGGGTTTCATATGTCTTTTGAATACTCTTTTGCATTATGTCTATAATTTTATCATGAAAAGGAAAAAATCAGAATCCAGAGTAGAGCGCCGAAAAGAGAATATTTTAC